AAAAGGTAAAAGTTATCAACCCTAACCGCTTCAAGGATAGCAAACGGATAAGCGCGCACGAAGTACGCTTGTATAATGTGTTTTTATCCTACTGTTTGTTGGACTTGCTGCAAGATATTGACTCGGACGGCGAAATACCCGAATATAGCCAAATAGCCGATTATTGCAAGGCTACTATAGCCGCCGAAAGTGGTAACGAATTTGGCGATTTGAACGCACTAAGCGAGTTTAACGCGTTTATTTGTTGCGATTTTTTTCCGCCATACGATGCGAAAATCCACGACAAAATAAAAGGCGCGGCGAAATTTGGGACGGGTTGGGGTAAGCCCGAAAGAGTAGCACTCAAAAACCCGCTATTTTGTTGCCCCACATTGGTAGATAGCAATAGCCCGCCCTATATATTGCAACCTAAAAATTACTCAAAATACAAAAAGCAAAAATAATTTTCTTAATCCAAAAATTACAAACCAATGCAACGTCAATTAACCATAGAAAACGCCGCGATTCGCGCCCAAGCTAAAAAAAGCTACAGCTATTTACATTTATTTTTTTTAGCGGTTAGTACCATAGGTTCTACTATCTACCTTTATTCTTTTTTTGAAAGAATACTATCCGAAACTTTCGCGCCCTTTGTGGATTTGCCCAACTTAATCGGATTTTGGGGCGGCGTGTTTAAGTTCTTTTGCTTCGTATTTGCGTTTTGCGTGGCTTTGTTGTGCGATTTCGTACTATTTAGCAAGCATTCGCGCGTAGCTTTTTCCGAGCTGTTTATTTTGTGCAAAGTCCTATTTGCTCGCGATATGATAAATATGTTTGCTTCTCGCGGTATAGCTCACAATGTTATTACCCGATTTTTTGCAGGGTTTGGCATAGCTCGCCTGTTGCAAATGTGCCTATCTTTCTTTATCGCAACAACGGGTTTTACTGTGTCTTTCATTACCTCTTACGGTGGTTCAGATGTAACAGCAACAACAATCAGACCCAAAGAAGAAGCCAAAGAAAACCGATTAGAAGTAACCCAAATTAACAGCCGCCGCGATGCTGAATATAAAAAGGTTGTTGGACCTGCTGAAGAGAAACTTGCTGAATTGCGCAAAGAAGCCAGCAAAGGTGTTTCTGTTGGCAAACAGATAGAAAAGATGGCCAAGAACGGCAACGGTTGGGCGCAGTCAAAAATTGATAGCGCGCAGAAAGCAGCCGCTAAATTTTTGGCTCCACAATTAGCACAAGCCGAAAAAGAACTAAGCGATAAAATACTTTATTTTAACGATAAGATAGCTCCAGCTTACGATGCAGAAATTGTTGCCCAGCAAAGCTCATTAGGTATCAGCGACAGAATATATGCGGGCATAGGTTTTTTGATTATGCTTTTTGGGGTTGGCGCTTTACTATTCTGTTTGATGATAGAAGTAGTAACTTGCCTTGATATTGTTACTAACCAACAGCCCGTACAAATTAACCCAGCCCCCGTTTCTATACAAACCAAGACGGCAGAAAAAGCCAAGCCCAGCGCAGGAACTAAGCACGACCCCACAGCCAACCCAAACTAAAACGGGAAGATGCGATGCCCCAACAGAAAGATGCGCAGATGCAAACACGCAAATATAAAGAAAATTACACATCTAAAACACAAGATGATACCCAAGCCCAACATCTAAAGCCAAACTACAGCCCTACTGATAACAGCCCCCAAACGTCTAAAAAGCGCGATATATCCCCTATTTTGTTTGATTTTGCCCAAAATAACGGCGGGGGAGGCGGACAAAAGGCGCAAAACGGCAAAAATGAGCGCAAGCAGGTAGATTTTGAGTTTATAGATGCAAGCGGGTTAGTTGGTAATGCCACATCTAAAGAACAAACTTTGCAAGCTGATTTTTGGCTACCCAAAGACAAGCGAACTTTAGACGTGCAAGTGCCTAATTATAAACCCAACCTATCCACCCAACAGCGCGGACAATGGCAAGTCCCCAAAGACCAAAAAACAGAACCCGCAGCCCAACGAGTAATAGAGTTGAACGATACAAAACAACAGCAGAACGAATCAGCCCCAGAACCCGATTTTAGCGACTTGCTGCAATTTACAGACGAAGAACGCGAAGCTATAGCCGAGATGCAACAGGCGAAATTCCCTATTCAAAACAGCATTTTATTGATACATAAAAAACTCAATTTGCGCAAATCTATAGCGGCGGCCAATAAAGCGGGACAAAGTGAAAAGGCGTTGATGTTCAAAAAAGAATTAGAGATAGCCGATGCCAAACTAAAAGAACTATCTAACGACAAGGCAAATTTCCCCAACGGGCTGCCCTCTGAAGCCGAAGTGATAGATTACCAACGCAAACACACGCCAATGCGCCGTAACAAAAAAGGAGGTGAGCAATGATAAATATACTAAAAATGTTTGCTTTTTTTGCTGCTGTGTTTGCGTTCCTTTGGGGTGGTTGGCAGTTTGGCGTGGGGGCAACGGGGTTGCTTACTTTATTTGCTGTGCTTTTCCCAACTCAAAATGAAACCACGCAGCCCCACAACGAACCCCAAGCAACCCACAGAAGCGACCCCAGCCAACCTCACCAAAAAAGCGATTAACCACAATTTTATCATTATGGAATTTTCCCTGTTTAATCCCCCGATAGAAACAATGGCGAGCAGCCAAATTTGGGCGGCTAAAATTGGGGCTATCGTTATTATTTTATTGTACGGGTTGCCCTTGTTTCTGCTTTCGGGGGCTAAAATTTTGCTATACTTCCGCAGTCGCGAAGCGTTGCTTATCTCCAATGGCTGCTGGCGAAAAGCAAAGAAGCCCAAACCAAACCAAAGGTTCAGAACGCCCAAAAAGCTCGTTATTTTTAAACCAAAATCAACCAATGTATGGATACAATAATAGAAATTTATACGCGCGAATTTGCCCCATTATTGCCTCTTTGCGCCTTTTGCGGGCTGTTTGCTATAGCTGGCGGTGTGTTTGTGCATTTTTACCAAAAGCGCAAAAATAAGCGCACCTAATCTCAAGCATAACTGTTTTTAAGTTGTTTTTTCATAGGGTTTTATTCATATTCTACCGCCGCGTTGTGAAACGTTGCGGTATTTTTTTTATATTTTTTGGTAAATTTTGCAACAAAACCGAAAAATGCCCGTATAATACCCCGTTGATAATTCACAATAAAATTTATTTCCTAACCTCAAAAATCCTTTAATATGTGGCAACAGCCCCTTCCCGTTTGGTAATAATTTACCTTTATTGATTTATTCGTTAATTTTCAAACCAATTCAAAAAAATTATGGCACAAGAAAGCCGTTTATTCATCACGCCCGAAAAAGGGCAAACTATATTCTTAGATAGCTTTATTCTAACCGATTTACCCGTTGGCGAGGTAAGCACTACAGCGGAGGGTTTGTATCCTGCAAAAGGCTATCATATCGGTTGCGACCGCAACATTAGCCTAACCCGTATAGATTGCGCAGCCGTCCAAAAAGCGCAAAAAGAATACTTTGCATTTGAGGCAGACGTAAAAAAAAGGGGCTTATCTATTTGGTGAAAAAACAACTTTATTAGGCTTGCTTTGCAGGCTTGCAAAATGCGTTTGCGATTGCGGTTGCAACGATAACCCAAACCCACCCGCAGACCCAACGCCCCCGCGCGATGAACCAAAATTGCCCGAAACCGACCAAAACCCGCTCACAGGCACTCAAGACTAATCCCGTTGTGAAACGGCGTTTCATTTTATTTTACATTATTTGTTGATTAGCCTTGCGCCCAACCGCGCAGGGCTTTTTTGTGCAAATAATTCTATAAAAAAAATAAAAATTATTTTTTGTTATCAAAAAACCGTATATTTGCCCCGCATAATTAACATTGCGGTTTGTAAATTTTGAAAACGGGTTAAATTTGGGTAGCGGCTCGGCGCGAGTTGAGCCGCTATTTTATCCAAAATAAAAAATGTATGTTTAATAATTCGTTGCCAAATATCGCTACAAATAAATTATTTGCAATGTTGGCTGAACTGTCAATGTACTATAAAATCCCTCTAAATAAAAAATATCCGATTATGGCAGAAAACACCTTTATAGCTCGCTTTGCCGAGTTTGAAACACCCGAAAAGGGCGCAAAGTTTGGCATTGCCAAAGTTACCGAATTTATACAATATATAGCCGAAATAGTCCCACATTTGGCAGATGTTACCTCTGATGATAGCATAAGTTGGTTTGAGGCTTTGGGGCTGCTTTCTCCAGCCATAAAAGGCGGTAGGCTCTTATTGAACTTGCGCCAAATTGGTGAGGAGTTGCAAGATTTGGATATACAAGAGAAAGACCAACTTATAACCCTGCTCAAGGAAACGCCCGCTTTCAAATTCAAGAGAAGCGCGGAAATGATAACCTTTTTAGATAAAACCGCCAATATGGTTATTTATATTTGGAATTTATTTAAAGAGGGTAAGGACTTGTTGGCTATCTTACGCGCTAAATAATCCCCACTTTCAAAAACATTTTACAAATTATGATATTATGCTATCAATACGGTGCTTTCCCGCCTAACTCCTCGCCAGAGGAAATAAACAAAACTATCGCCTTGCGCCAAAACTTGGCCATACTCCCGTACTTCATCAAAAGAAAGAAAACTACAGGCTTGTTTGGGCATCTCGTTTTCAGCGTCTTGCCAGCCGTTTTATCTGCTTTTGGAAAAAAAAGAAACAATGAGCAGCCGAATTACGAGGGAATGCGGGCTTATTTCCAAAGCCAAGCTGTTGCGTATTTAGCAGAAACGGGCGCATTGCAGCCCAACCAAAAGATAGAATTTTTGGATAAGCCAAAATATAAAAAATTGCCCCAGCAAACATTTAGAAGCATCTTGCCACATAAATACCGCTATTTGCCCAATGTTAGCGATAACCAACAGCAGAAAATGGGCTACTTTGCCAAGCAAGACGGCTACGCTGTATTTTTGTTATAAATAAAACCTTATCAATAACCCGCTAAAATTCTATAAATATGTTAATCAGCATAGATACTGCCCCCAAATTTTTCTATCACGCCAACGCGCAAATTGATGAGGTTTTACGCAAAGATGCGGCGCAGATTCGCTACCAAACCAAAGGCAGCGATAGCCAGCAATGGCTAACCCTTTCCATAACCAAAGCCGACAAAAAGCAATTTTTCCCTCAAGGGTTCATAACCGATATAAAAACTATTGCGCTAATGGACAAAAGAGCCAAACAAGGCAAAGAGTGGGTGAAAAGTTGCAAACTGCTTGAGGAAAATTATAACGCGCAAGTTGTCGCTTATCTCTTACAGTCTGGGCAAATTCAAAGCAGCAAAGACGTTGTTTTCCTGAGTACCGAAATTATGCCCAGCACCAAAAAGCCAAAAGATTAAATTTTTATACAATGAAAAATGTTATTGATTGGGGCGATAAGCCCCTTTTTGACCTTTCCACTATTCGCGCCAACGAGCGCAACCCACGCTGAATATCGCCCGAAGCACTAGCTAAACTCAAAACCAGCGTTTCTGACTTCTGAAAAATGCTTGCCCTCCGTCCGATTGTGTATGACTCCAGCACAGGCATAATTTTGGGCGGAACGCAACGTTACCGCGCCCTTTGCGAGTTGGGCTATAGCCACGTTCCCGCAGAATGAATAAAAGACTGTGCCAACCTCACCGAAGAGGAAAAGCGGCGTTTTATCATCACCGATAATAGCCAAGCTGGGGAATGGGACATAGAAATTCTACAGGCCGACTATACCGTCGTAGAAATTGAAAGCTGGGGTTTAGAAATAGAGGAACTAAGCCAATCCGTAGAAATTGAGCTATCCACGCCCGAACCCGAACCGATAAGCGACCATAGAACCGAAAGCGCAGACCGCGCAGGCTCACTCGCCCGTCGTTTTGGTGTGCCGCCCTTTTCGGTGTTGGATACGCGACAGGGTTATTGGCAGGAACGAAAGCGAATTTGGCGGGCTATTATCAACGACAAAGGCGAAAGCCGAGAGCAAACCTTGCGGCAAGATATGGCTATAAACGACCCCGCGTTTTACCGAAAGAAAGAGCAGAAAGAAAAAGAATTGGGACGCACGCTGACCACGAAAGAGTTTGAGGAAAACTATTACGAAGTCCCCGATAACTACCTCGTTGGCGGCGTTTCCTTATTAGACCCCGTTTTATGTGAAATTATCTGCCAATGGTTCGGTCGTCCCAATGGTAAGTATTTTAACTGCTTTGCGGGTGATACCGTATTTGGTCGCGTGGCCGTACATTTTGGCAACGAATTTGTAGGGATTGAATTGCGCCCCGAACAAGTAGCTATCAATAACGAACATATAAAGGACTTTGGCGACCAAATACGCTATATTTGCGATGATGGGCGCAATGTTCTACAGCACGTCCCCAAGGATAGCCAAGATTTGCTATTTTCTTGCCCGCCTTACTATGATTTGGAGATATACAGTGATTTGCCCAACGATGCGAGCAATCAGCCTACCTATGCAGATTTTATCAGCATCTTGCGCGATGCGTTCACCGATGCTTGCCAATGCTTAAAAGAAAATTCTTTTGCGGCTATAGTTGTGGGTGATGTGCGCGATAGAAAAGGAGCTTATTATGCTTTCCCAGACGACATAAAGCGTATATTTATGGACGCGGGCTTGCATCTCTACAACGAATTGATTTTATTAGAGGTTGCGGGCAACGCCTCCATCAGAGCGAGCGCACAAATGAGAAACCGAAAAGTCGTTAAGACGCACCAAAACGTACTAATTTTTTACAAGGGCGACCCACGCCAAATAAAGCTGCATTATGCAGAAATTGAGGCGCAATTTCTTGCCCCACCCGATGCGGACGAGTAACGAATCGCCACCGCATCAAAACTAAACTGTTTGCAGTTTGCAACCTTTGCCAAAAAAGGCTTTCCCTGTTACCCAACGAAAAACCTACAGAAGTAACAAAGGAACTTGCAAAATGCCAACTTATTTTTATTTATCCTATTTTCAACAGCCCAGCCCCAACGGTTGGGCTAATCACCTACCAACACGCGGCAAGTGCCGTTCTCCTTGATGCAACTATTTTATACGCGCTGTTATGCGCCCAACTGAAACAAGCCACCGCCTAATTATCAAATAAACACCCCAAATTTGCTATGCCAAGAAAAAAGAAAGAGCAGGACGAAAGACCGCTAAACATTAAAACTATACAACAAATTAGAGATGAAAAGGCTAATAAAAAGCAAAAAGATAGGTTTATAGATTACAAATCGGACACTTTAGCCGCCCGCAGAGATGATATTGTTAAATTAGTTGATGAAAACGCTCAAAAATTTGAAAAAGACAATATAGAATTAAAAAAAGAGTTCTTGAAAGCTTTGTGCTACGGGAACTCTATTAAGACTACAGCGCAAATGTTGGGCGTTGGTAGACAAAGAATTTATGAGCTAAAGAAAAAAGACCCCGTTTTTGCTTCTTGCGTCGATGATGTAGTAAAGGATTTGGAGTTTGCAAAAGTTGTGGATATAGAAAGCGAGCTTTTAGAAATAAAAGATGTTTTTAACGCTGCCTTTGTTGATTTGTATAACAATGGGCTTTTCGTAGAGGCTGCAATTTATCAAAAAGAAGCCAACCGAATAAGCGAGCGGCTTATTGATAGGCACGTTCAAAAGCAAGCCCGCGAAGACGATTTGAAAATGCGCGAGAAAGAGTTAGAAATTAGCAAAGGCGATAGCGAAGAGGCAAAAATTATCAACATCAATTTGGGGGGCGAAATCCGAAAAATCCCCAATGGTATATTAGAATAATTGCCTATGATAGAATATATCAACAGCGAATATCTAAGCCCAAAGGTTTGTAATTTTGAAACCTCCTCTATTTTTATCAGTAATTACCACGTCTGCCAAGACTACGGAGAGGATATAAAAACGGTAGTTAATCAGGGTGGCACATCAAGCGGCAAGACTTATTCGTTGATGCAATTGATGATATTTTTATGCTTACGCGGCGAAAAGCTAAGACCAGACAAAAAGCTGGGAGAAAAGCCGTTGGGTAATAAAATTTCCGTTCGCGTGGTTGCTAAACATTATACTTCTTTGCGCCGAGATGCTATCCCCATATCGGTAAAAATATGCGAGGATTTGGGCAATAACTTTAATATAAAATACAATATAAGTACCAGCACCTACACGTTTTCAAACGGCAGCACTTTGCAATTTATGGGCGTGGATAGTGTAGAAAAAGCAAAGTTTGGTAAATATGATTATACCTATATTTGCGAGGCTACCAGCGTAATTTACGGGGTTTATGATGCTTTAGCTGTTCGTACTATGCAGCTTGTTTTTATAGATTATAACCCTTCCGTCCGTTTTTGGGTGCATACCAAGGTAGTAATGCAATTTGGCACTAATATAAAAAATCCTCACGTGGTCGCCTTTACTTCAACCTACAAGGATAATCGCTTTCTTTCCGATGCTATGGTATCTAACATTGAGAGCAGACGGCACGATGTTAATTGGTGGCGTGTTTATGGTGAGGGCAAAACAGGACGGGCTGAAGGTTTGGTTTTTCCCAATTGGAAAGAGTGCGAACAGTTCCCTACAAAAGCTGAAGGTTTATCTTTGGGTTTAGACTTTGGATATACAGACCCTACAGCATTGGTGCTTGTTGGGTTTTATGATGGTGCGTTGTATGTGAAAGAATTTTTGTACGGTTCGCAGCTCACCAATCAGCAAATAGCCGACGGCATATTATCTGCTTATAAATGGTTGTATGATAACAATTGCAATTACATTGGCGATAATGGCGAGATTTGGGTTACTGCCGATAGTTCAGCCCCAGCAATGATAAAAGCGATACGAGAAATAGGAGATGGCAGCATTTACATAAGAGGGGCAAAAAAAGGGGCTGGTTCAGTTCTTAGTGGTATCAATTACATACAAAGCCAGAGATTATATTTAGACAGCAGCAGCGAAAACCTAAAACGCGAGTATTCAGAGTTGCAATGGGTAAAAAATAGGGACGGTGATTTTATCAACACGACCACAAAAAACGACCACTTGAAAGATGCAACGGTATACGCATTAGAAGAAAACACATTAAAATTCTTGGCTGCCGAGAGTATGAGAAGAGAAAGACAGTTACAACAAGGCAGATAAAAAAAGCCCACGCTACAATTAGTGCGTGGGCTTTTTGTTTTATAAGGCGAGTTTCTGCCGCTTTATAACGTTGTGTATAACTTGGCGACTATCTATAAATAAAATAGTGCGCAAACAGTATATCAGTAGCCTTTTTGCCTTTTTTCGCTCGCTTTCTTTCCGCTCGCTAAACAACTGAAGGTGAGCTTGCCAAATACCTAAAACAATGATTTTTACTATTTGCGGAGCGTTGTAGCCAAATAGCTCTAAAACCGTAAAATTAGGATTAACGTTTGCCCTGTATAAAGCAAACAGGTACGGCAAATTATATTCTTTGTTGTTTATCACTACAGGCTTTGTCTTGCTATCCAAACGGCAGGTTTCAGCCAATTGTTCGGCTTCTTTTTTTATCGTTTCCCTGCTTTTGTTGCCCATATAGAATTGCTTAGTTGAGCCGCAAAGTTTATAATAATCGGTTAGCTCTTGGGCTTTACCTGTTTCTATGGGGGAGTTTGCAATTAAATTTTTTTCCATATTTATAAAGTGATTATTTTGTTTTGGGCGATATTTTCGTTCCCCTTTTTTGCGGCTGCCTCTGTGTCTAATTGCACCGTTATAGCCCGCATATTCGCATCTAATTGTTGGGCAACTTGCCCCACGCTTTGAGTGATAGCCAGCACAAGTTTATCAAGATTTTGCGCCGTTATCTGCTGCGAATTAGACGGGAAGCTGGGCAACAGCCCACCCACAGCGAATTTTTGCGGGTAGCTAATCGGCTGATGAACAACGCCGCCCTTAGCAAATTTAACCCCGCCGCCCATTTGGTTGATTTGGGATAATAACGCACGCTTACCCCTAAATGATTGATTGGCTACATAATCTAAGATAGCCCTATATTTGGGGTTGGTGCTACTTTTTTTGTTGATAATCACCCGTTGCCCGTATTCGTCCGTCTGTAGATATTCGTTGCCCTCAACCTCAACACTTCGCCCGCCTACTAAAAATTTAACTCCGCCCTGTGCGTGGCTTCTCCCCTTAATCATTCCATCACCAGAGGGTAAAACTCCGCCCAACTCAAACTGTTGCGAGTTGATAAGTTTAATTTGTGCCGCTACAGTTGCGGCTGCCAATGCGATACGCGTAAGCGTAAAAATACCCGTTGGGTCTGGTGTGCTTGCTAATATATTAGTAACTGCCACCGCGCCGTTGGTAATGGCTGCGCCTATGTCAAACTTTCTTTTGCGCTCGGCTGCTTGTTTTTCTATAGCTTGTAGGGCTTGGTCTTTCCTTTCCTCTGCTGCTGCTGCTGCGGTTGCGCTATTACCTGCTGCTGCTAATTCTTGCTGATAACGCGCTTCTATAGCTGCCTTTCGTTTGTTATCCGATGCCGTAAATAAATCGTTACCAATTTGTGCCGTTTCGGTAAAAATCGTTTGTAGGTTTTGCGCTTGTTGTGCGTAATTATCCAATGTAGCCTGCCGTTCTTCGCGTATTTGCGCCTGTAATTCTGCATTAATTGCCGCTTCAGTTTGGGCTACAGTTTGGGCTGCTGCTATTTGAGCGTTGGTTTGCTCAACCCGCAATAGTTCGCTTTGTGCTGCTGTGTCTGCTTGGATTGATAGTATTTGCTCTGCTGTTGCTTGGCTTATCCTTACCCTTTCGCTATCGTACTGCTCAAGGGTTAGCAGCCCGTTTTCAAAGTCTTTCAATAAAGCCGCTTGTCTTTCTGTAGATTGGCTGTTGATTTGGTTAATTTCAGCCTCTTGTTCTTTTTGTAGTAACTCCAGCCTGCTTTGTAGAATTTGGCTATCCGTCTGCTGGGTTAGTTCTAATCGCCGTTCTTGTATTTTGAGCTGTGCTTCTGCTGCTGAATTTTCCAATACGTTTATCGCCTCTTGGAACTGTTTAGCGTTGATTATGCCTGCATCTCTTTGGGCTGCTAAACTGCTTTTGAGCCTTTCTAACTCGCTGTTTATACTTTGTTCGTCCAACTGTAGCCCCAATTCAATTATGGCTTTTTGCTGTTCTTGTCCGCTTACTTTGGATTGGGCGGATTGTATCGCATCATTCAACACATTTTCATTTATACCGCTAACCGCCTCTTGTATTGCCTTGTCCCTGCTTTGTTGCAACTCTGCGAGTTGTTTATCCCGCGCGTTCTTTATAAGCGTGGTTTGCTGTATAATGGCTATCTCGTTGTTTTGCGCCGCTTCTTGGGCTGCCTGTTGAATTTCCTCTTTGCTGCCATAACGGGCGCGTATTGCTTCGGCAGCCTCGCCCCCTGCATCAAATAGTTGTAAGCTGGTTTCAAAACTTTTCGCCACTTCTGCTGCTGCTTTTTGGCTCGCTTCTGTAAAATCTTGGAGTTCGCGACTGCTGCCCTCGTTTATCTCTGCTGCTCTACGCTCAAATTCATTTTTGATACTTTGAGTTTCAAAATCTTGGCGTTTGCGGGCGTTTTCTTTGAGCAGGGAAAGTGTAGCCGCGTTGCCCTCTTTTATGCGTTCTAACGCATCTTTTGCTTGTTTTTCGCGCTCGTTGGCTGCCTCTTGCGCGGCTTGTTTTGCTTTCTGTTCGCGTTCCTTTTGCGCTTCTTCTAACTTTTCATTTTCGGCTTCTATCTCGGCAACCGTTTTTTTGCGTATAGCAACTAAATTGCTTTTGCTCGCCTCTTTGTCGCCTGCTCTTAATCCTGCGGCGAAAGCCTCGCTCAAACTCTTACCAGCTTGCAATGCTTCGGTTATGGCGTTTCCGCCAGCCCGCGCGATTTCTAACTGTGTTTTAACGCTTATTTCCTTGATACCCTCACCGTATCTATCAACCAAGCCTTCAGCTATAGTTCTGCCCGCTTCCCTTGCATCTGCTTTGGCTGCTGCTGTTGCGCTGTCGTCTATCAATCCACCCGTAACATAACTTGCTGCATCGCGAACTGTGCCTGCTGCTGCCTCTATAAACGAACTAACGCCGTCTGGTATAGCAGATAACCCCTCAACGATTAGCCCGATAGCATCTCCTATAGCAGAGAAAACCGCTTGTATATTTGGACTGTCTGCGATAAATTGGGAAAAGCTATCAATCACAAAATTAACGCCCTCAAACAACTTCGTGACCAACACGCCCAACACGCGAACGGGTACGGTTAAAATTTTGAACACCGCGCCCAAGTTGGTAGTCGCTTTTGAGAAGTTGAATATCCGGCTAATCGTTCCACCTATTGCCTTGCCATAATCTACGAAAATATCAATAATTGGCTTAATTGTATCATAAATTGCTATCAACGCGTTAAAAAAGCCCGTTTTTAGGTTCGTTGTGAGCAAGTCTAAGTTCAGCCCCGTATCGTTGAATTTGTTGGCTAATTCGCTTTGCGCTGCTGCTAATTGTTTTTGCGCCGCGAGCTGTGCATCTACTTGGTCGGTGAATACGCCTGTGGCTTTGGCTGTTTCTAAGTACGCGCCTTGTATTTCGCCGAGTGCCTCTTGGAAACTTTGCCCTGTTAGTTTGGCTCTTTCTTTGGTTTGTTGGATAATTTCGTCCTCACTTTGTCCAAACGTGGCAGCTATAGCCCGAACATCAACCGTTAGTTTTTCCAATTCAGCACCAGACGCGCCCGATAATTCAGCCACTTGCCCACGAACCGCCCCAATTTGCTTATTTAGTTCCGTTAGGGCTTGTATGCCTTTGAACACCAGCCCACCAGCAGCGAATACGCCAAAAGCAGCTATGCCAGCAGGTCCTAAATTGCCCAATATATTCTGCAAATCCACCGCACCTCCAGCTAAGTCAGCCAAGCCACCCAAGCCCGCTAATTTGCCCGCCCGTTTTACGGAACGCCCGCTTATCTTGTCGCCTTTGCCTGCTTTTCCCGAATCGCCTACAGTTTCAATTTCCTTGTTTAGGTTCTTTATGCTGCTTTGGTTTTCCTTTATTTGGTCTTGGACGGCTACCAACTCCTTGATAATTTTCTTTCTTGCAGCTTCTGATGCTTCGCCTGTTTGCTCAAAAGTTTTATCGTATTGTTTGGCTAAGTCTGCCGCCTCTTTTTCCAAATCTACGGTTTCTTTGTTAAGCTTGTCTAATCTATCATTAAAAGCAGTTTCGCTACCTGCTCTGCGCAGAGCCTTAACAATATCATCGGCATATCTGCCCACATTTCCCCTATAGTTGCCTATGCGCTGGTCGGCATCATCTATTGTATCTTTGATTTCCTTTGCCCGCGCTTCTAAGCCCCTGCCAAAGTCCGAGCCTCTGTCGGCATCAGAGAGTTTATCCAATTGCGCGTTTAGCAGGTTGTATTCAGCCCGCAAGCCCGCTATACTACCTTTGGCGTTACCAACAGCAGAAAAAGCCTTGCGCTGTAGGTTTAACTCTTTGTTGGTTGCTGTATATTCAGCTTTCAAATCGCCCTGCGTGGCAATAAGTCGCTGTATTTGCTGCTCGTAAGCCTTTATTTGTGCGGGGTCGTTGGTTTTCTTTTGGGCTTTTTCTAACTCTTTTATTTCGGCTGTTATTTGCTTCGTTTGGACTTTTAGATTGGTTAGCTTCTCTAATATCTCCTCCGAGCCTACAGCCTTAAATTGGATAGCGACTATTTTATTTTGTGCCATAATTTTGTTTTTTATACCCCGTCATTTACCGTTGTTAGGTCGCTAAACATTAGGATAAGTGGTTTAAAGTTTCTGCTGGTTTGGCTAAATTCGTAATCCCTTAGATACTGAAAATCAACCACGAGGGTATAATCGGCAAACTCGCTTTCTATAGGGTTATAATTTTCTATCCCTATGCACCAACATTTTACCGTTTGCCCGCTCAATTCTACCAAAAAGGGCGTTCTAAAATCCTCTTCCCAAAAATCTATTAACTTGAGCCGCGCTCGTACCCTTATTATTTTATCATTGAACACAGTAGCCAAGTATTTGTAATAATAAGTTTCCAATAAGCCTAAAACCTTACCGTTTGCGCTGGGCGAAAAGGTATAAAATAGGCTTGGATATATAAGATTGAACGGGTTGGGTATTAGGTCAAAATAGGTCGGATAGTCTGGGACTATTTGAAAGGCTGTGCTTATTTCGTAGGTTAATGTTGTGAGTGGTCCCGATATGGGTTTTTCATAATCCCAAATACTATAATAATTTGCGCCGCTATCTTTGAAAGTCATATCCAACATTCCGAACCAAGTAGCCGCTTTTGGGCTGCTTTTGTAGGTTGGAACTATGCCGCTATTTTCCCCAAAGCTATTGTAAGATAAAAGGCTTTCGTTTTCTAAAATAGTGGGATAATATAGAAAGTTTGGCACTATAGTATCGGGCAAAGCATAAAACCTGCTGTTTATCAACGGGGTAAAATAATTATTATAATTTTGCCCCTCTTTGCCTGTAAAGCTAAGTTCTATAGAAGTACTGTATAAGGGTACGGGGTTTTGTAGGTCATCAAAAGGCGCGGTTGCATTAACTATTTTTAGCGTTCCATCGCTTGAGTCTTCGGTAAAATACAATCCCAAATTATCGCCAAAGGGTTTTTCGTTTGTGGTCGTTGCGTCTTCGTTATCTATGTCTAGCACTTTGGGCGGCCTATCGTAGCTTTTGTAGTACGACTTTGAAGAATTTTGTACGTAATTAGGGAAAGTTTCGCCCAAATCATTCACAAACCGACTTTCTAGCGTGAGAGTTTTAAGCACATTATCAACCTTTAAAACAGCCCCATACATACGCATAACACCGTCCCGCAAAAACTCCTTAAACGTTCTTTTATGCAAACAGCTTGCAATCCTAATCGGTGCGCCCAATTGCGCCCGTTTATTCATTGTCGCTTTATAGTACGAATCAGGGTTTATTGATATATTGCCGCTACCAGAAAGCCGATAAACGTAAATTCTTAATTGCGTCCTGTCGCCCTCTTGCCCAAAAAGCGGGTCGGGCAAATGAAAATCAATTAACCCCGTCCTTAACACTTTGTTTCTTGGCTGCACATTAAAAAGCGTTTGCGGGTTGCTGTTGATACTGTTGGTTATAACCACATCAAACACCACATCATCGGGGCTATTTACCAAAATTTCAAATTCATACCAACCGCTTTTATCAATAACCAAAGTACCGTTTGCGCTTGCATCAAACGAGTTGCCATTGTTGAGGTTTTGCGGGTCATAATAAGGTGGCGAAGTATCGGGGAAAAACAACAAAGAGCCGTCGGGGATATTGTTGTAAATTGGGTTCGTTCCCACACGCGCATAAACTTTATAATCCTGCCAATTATCGCCCCGTTCCCAATCCTCGCCCACACCGAACATATACAAGGCGTTTTGAAACTGCGGGTTATTGTATAGTTCGCCTTGTATTTTATAGCCATTTTGCAGCGCAAAGGATTCTATAATCTTGTAAAATCTAACGGCTGGGCGTTCCCCGTCTTTATTTCTCCATTTGGTTAGCTGTAGCACACCATCAAAAACTACGTTGCCGCCAAAATTAGCGAGTGGCCAAGCTACGGGATTAGATGTTACGGATACGGGAGTGCGGCTGGCGTAAATATCCGCTACTGTGCTGCCTGTGTTACCCATATCCAAATCTGTTAATAAAATCTCCATAGCCGCAAAAATATCTTGAGCCGTTGATTTTACCGCTATAGAATAAGCAACAGCCAAGCCCTCGTTAAACTCCACATTTACCAATACGCCCGAACCTGTGAATAATATATGCCCGTTTAGATAAATTTGTACGGTGTTCAAAATCGCTTGAGCGTATAAATTATCCGAAAGGTTATTGTTGCTATTGAATAAAATAGCGTTGTTTCTTGCGCTCGCTGGTATGGTTATGTTGTTAGCCAAAGGGCTGGCAGCAGTTGAGAGTGAGCCGCCAAAATTTAGCCAATCATCAATTACCTTTTTGAACTCTATTGTAACGCCCGAATTTTCGTTATAATCAACTAATTGATTGTTGATATAAATTTCTACATTTTGCATATAAGGGCTTAATTTTGGTGTGAAAAATCTTTGGCAGATTGGCGCAAAACCAACTCTAAAACAATACTTTCGCCGCCGTCCTCGTCTGAATTTTTAATGCGATTGATGCCCGTTTTTTCATTTACTACTTTAATGTATTTAGTCGGATTATTGGGAAAGACTAACGCCAAGTTGGGGCTATTCAGTAGCTCTTTTATTCTCGCCTGTTCTGTTGGGTGAAAGTTACCGCGCAAGGTAAAAATTCTTTCCGCGTTTGAGGTTAGCGTTTGGCTGCCCCGCGTTTCTATAGTGGGTATGATATTGACTATTGGGATATTATATTGCGTTTGGTTTATCTTGTAGTCTTCGGCTGACATATCCACATCAAAACTCAAATTGTCGTCCGAGCCAAACTCATTATTATAATACAATTGTACTTTTTCGCAACCATTTGTAACATAATAACGCGCTAATCGGGTTAAATCTTGCAAAGGTACGCCCCCGCCCGCTTTTTCCCAATAAACAATTTTTACCTCGTAAAAATAAACTCCGCTATGAATTATTGGAAAGGTTGGGGTTGTTGTAAATTGGCTCGCTGGGGTGTTGTTTAGATTAGTTGGACCAAAACCAACGCGCCGCAATCTGTTTGCATCGGCTATAGGTACGCCCACATTAAAATAATAAGTGGCTATTAAGTTGCTGTTATCGTCGTATGTTTTAACCTCTGCCATTTCGGTAAATCCTCCGGGCGCACCTTGCGAAAAGTAGGTTAAAAAATCGCCCTGTGCTAAATCAATTTCTTTAATCGTGGTAGTGCCTACTCTTGGCGCATTGGATAGCCACAAAGACGGGAAAACGCCAACGTAAGGATATATGCTAACGCTTGAGGTGTCGGCTTTGGCGTTGATAGCCTGCTTTACTGTACTTGTAACCGTATCGGCAGGCTCTAATGTTGGGTCGGGCGGGGTTATTATGTATTCTGTAAATTCAAAATAAAAAAGTATTCTTTGGTAAAATCCCGTATTTGCGGAGTTGGCATCTGGTGCTACAGTTGCAGTTTGCCCGTTGAGTGCGCCCCACGTTGCCTCGCTAATCGCATAATCTCGCAATAAACTCGTGGCATCAAATTTAAACTTGAAAGTTCCTGTTAAGCTATCATAGTCTATATGCGTTGAGGTTTGGGGTGATTTGTAAGCAACGCCGTTGATATAAAGCTGCGCCTTACAAGCTGGAGCGTTTGGTGAGCCTGTAATGCCGACCCAATAAACCAAAGGCTGATAAACCCGAAAAGGGAAAGATGCAGCACTTGGCAGCTGTGATGGTTCGCTTATAATTGATATAGCCATTTTTTATAATTTTGGGGTTTAGGTTATTTAGGCTGCTTGTTTTAGTATATTATCCAAGGTAGTAAATACAGACCGCTCAAGCCCAGATTGGATAATTTCGTTTATTTCCCGTTCTTTGGTTGATAAAATGTAATCTTGAAAACCGAGCCTGCGCCCATTCAAACTATACTTAAAGCTGCCAACGGTCGGTATGCCTTTTTTAGCGTGGGTTTTGGCTATAGCTATGGCTACTCCAAAGGCTTGTTTGGCTCTGGTTTCTATTCGCTTGCCTATCACCCAATCGGTAAGGGCGCGAAGATATTCCGACTGCTTGCTGCTGCTGTTGCCCTTGCCAAAGGGTACTTTGTTAGCCTTTACGCCCTTGTTCAAATAAGCACCGTATTGATAATAACTCAACGATAAAACTAATTCTTTCTGGTATAGCTCAACCGCGTAATCTATTGATTTGATTAGTGCGCCTGTATATTTATGCCCTTGTTGTATTAGTTCTTCGGTGAGCTGTTCTTTTAGATATTCGCCCAATTCAGAGAAATTATCTTTGATTTGTCGCGCAAATTCCAACTCATTCATAATTAGCAAATTTTACCGTTAAATTCTTTTTTCGCTGGCGTATAATCAAAACTTGGGCGACTTAGGCACATTTGAGTTTTGAGCCTTAGCTCAAGAGCTATGCCAACGGTTCGGGCTGCTGTGCTTTCTTTGGTTAGCATTGTGCCTATAGGTATTTGGTTTCTGTTTACTAAATAGCTTGTGAGGCTTTCTTTTTTCTGATAATTCACAATATCCCCGCTTATTTTCTGCTGTTTAAGGTAATTTTCAGAAGCCCAAATGTTTTTTATTACCGATGCTGGGTATTCAACTGTAGCGTAAATAAAATTATTGGCTTCGTCTAAAAACTGTTTGCAAAGCAGCTTTAAATCTTGCAAAACCTCTTCTTCCGTCCTGTTGGCTAACGTGTTGCCACTTATCGCGGCGCTGTTGGTTTGGCTGCCAAGTTTATCTAAAAACAAAAGGTCAAAATCGGTAGAAATACTATTATCTACCAAATTTATAACGCCGTCCCTTTGCAGCAGCACTATAGCAGGGTAGAAAGTTTCTATTTTATTTGCACTTTCCCTGCTGAAAAAAAACGGCTTAGATAAATAGGATTGGCTTTTTGCGAAGTTATCGCTATCCAAATCGGCGGGCTGGCTGATGGGCGCAAAGGTTTTAGGTTGGATAAAATAAGGGTAGCCGTTTGTGTTCAACGGCGAACTTGGAAAGGCGCGGGTAATCTCCGCGAATATGCTGTAAAGCTCTAAATCGGTTAAATTTACCATTCTAAGAAGTTAAGGTAAGGAGTTTAGATAATCTATATTTTGGCTTTCCAATAACTCCATTATTTTTCGGAATGGGGCGTTATACATAGCATCATAAGCAGATAGCGGGCTATTGGCTGGCCTGAAAATATCTTTGGTAGCGGCTAATTCCGCTATAATAAATTTCCATTGCTTTTTTATTTGCGGGCTTGGGGGCGTTATAACCTCGCCGTTTTTTACCTTTGGCGTTGGTTTTTTGTATGCTAAAGCGTGTGTGTTTTGTAAAGCTGATATGTATGCGAAAAAAAAAACCTAATTTTATGCACCCAATCCATTGTTAATTTTTGCTCAAATAGCTCAATAAGCAACTCCGTTTCTTTTCTAATTTCTTCTGTTGGACGGGGCAAAACCTGCTTTTCTACCAAAGGTTCTAACGTTTCAATCTCCACACAAAGCGCGGCAAGTAGAGCGGCTAACGCTTTACTTTCGCTTACCTTTTTTTCTCCCAACATATCGTTAAAAAATAACGCTGTTGTAGCGTCCCAAGCTATGTAATCGGGAAAAGAATTAGTATGTATCGTTTTAGATAATTTTTCCCGTTTCAATTGGGCTTCAGTTTTTTGTTCGTTCTCTGATTTGCCCGCATTGGCTTTTATCACATCTACGATAATTTTATCGTAAAAAGATTTTACTTTTTCAAAAGGCAGGTAGAAAATGCGATTGGTTACTAGCTTAGTTTGCTTATCGGTATAGGAAAGGTGTATAACATTCTCGCCCTCTAAAACCTCCTGCGCTTCCGTTTGGCTCAAACCTTCGGTTTTTTGTAAGATAAAAGCATCGGATATATTATAAAGAACAACTTTTACCAAGTCTATTAAATCATTAACAGGCAGAAATTCCATAACGTCAGCATCAACCATAAAAGATAAATCTTTTTCGCTTACAGCCTCAAAACGTTCTATTGTTGGCATTTTCTCTCCAAATATATCAGCTGCCCCCAAAGGTAGCTTTTTTATTTTTAGGAGGGGCAATAAAATGTTTTTAATAGATGCATAAACTTGCTGCTTTTCTGCTGCTGTGCATCTATTAAAATTAAAGTTATCGGTACGCTCTACGGCTGGCACGTCTTTGGCGAATTTGAAACCCAAAATAACCTTGCAAAATAAGGGCATTTTTTGGGTAGCAGTTATAGCTTTTTGATAATCTTCTAGGTTGATTTCTTTGGGCGTTTCGGGATACCAGAAACTTAGCTTAACGATTTGTTTTTTTATCCGACCGCTAACATAAATTTTCTTTTCGGTTTGATAGGTGATTTCTAGCAATTGCATAATTAAAAACGGTTTAATTAAAAAGGCAAGGCGCAAGCCTCGCCTTTCGTTATGGGTTGAATAAAAAATTATACTGTGGGTTTGTCTTGGTCTTCGGCTTTTTGCGACTTTGCCTGCTCATATTTGGATAGCCAAACAGCTTGCAATCTTTCTAGAAGCGCGGCGTTGGTTGCGCCCTCTTCTGGTATGGGCAAAGCCCCTTGTAAATTGATTTTATTTACAATTTTTATAATTGTGGGCGTTTTTTCAATATCAAGTTCAGGTGAAAAACTACTTTCAAACTCTTTCTTGGCTTCATCTAAAACCATTGCCGCAGCCGTTTTCAAATTCTTTTTTGGCAGGGATTTTACTTTTTCCGCCACATCAATAGCAAATTCTTCGCAAATAGCTTCTAATTTTTGGGCTTCTATAGCTGCCTCTTCGTCCTCTGTCATTGTTGGCGCGATGGGCGTTTCGTCTTGCGGCTCCAAGTCCTCAACATTTTCGGGGCTTTCTTCGGCTGGTTCTTCGGTATGTTCGCTTTCGCTATCCGCAACAGTCGCCGTTTCTGTATTGGTTGGCGGCGATGCTAACTCGCTTTTTTTTTCTTGCTCTGCGGCTTGGGTTTCGGCTAATTTGCCGTTAAGCAATAGCTCAAGTTCTTTTTCGTGAGCATCAATAAGGGACAAAATGTTTTCGCGCTTGTTGGCTAAATTAGCCAAACTCTCCATTTCTTGGGCTTGCGTTGTGAGTGCGGCAATTACTTTTTCTTTTTCTTTTATTGCCAACAAGTGCGGGTTTTCTTCGGCAACTTTGTTAGGTTGAGCTTCTTTTTTTACTTCGGGTGAGTAGTTATCCAAAGCAACCTTAATATGTATTTCTGCATCTTGGAGAACCTCTTGAACGCTTTTTGACAAGTTGAGTTTTAGCCCTTTCAATGAGTTCAACGCTTTTGCGATTTGCGATTTTACGGCTTTGAGTGCCAAGGATTGCCCGCCGTTGCTTTCTTGGTCTTTTATTGCCAAGTCTAGCAAGTCAATGATTAAATCAAAATTTGACATATTGCTGATTTTGTTTATGATAAATGTATTACTAATAATTGCCCGCAAAGATAATCAAAATACAAATACCCTGCATTTTATATTTTATTTTTTATTAAAAAAACCTGCTTTTTGTTAATCGCTTTGATTACATTTTGTTAAATACCCTGTATTTTGTTAATCGTTTTGATTACGTTTTATAAAAAAAGATTGTCAGCGAGGCAAAGCCTGTTTATATTTGTGTTCTTTTTATAGCGAATTTTTTTTTATAATTATAATTATAGGGATATGTAAATGATTGATATAATAGGTCGCCCGTTGGCAATAGATGCTTCCGAATTAGCAAGGGCGCAAAATAGTTACAGCCAACAAATCAAAACCCCGCAAGGCGAAAGTAAGCCCCCTTTTGATTTTTTGGGCTTCAAAATAGCAACCAACAAAAAGAAAATAGTTGAGTATTCACAATTTGCAGACGACCAAGAAATCCAAAGTAGCTTAGAAATTGATGGGCGAACCTATGGCAATGTAGCTATTTTAGAAATTAGGGGCTTTATACAAAAGCAATCTTATTTTGATTGGTGGAACGGTCGCTGGGTCTATGGTATAGACGAAATAAGCAAATCGCTTGATATTATCGGCAACGACCCAAGGATAAAAGCTGTAATGATAACCGTAGATAGCGGGGGCGGGCAGGTCGCTGGAGTTGAAACTTTGAGCCGCTCAATAACAAAATTTAGAGGGACTTATAAAAAACAAGTTTGGGCTTTTGTTGATAGTTGCGCTTGCTCTGCTGCTTATTGGTTGATTTCGGGGGCTGATAAAATTATTATGGCAGAAGATACGGCGCAAGTCGGTAGCATTGGCATTTTAGTTAGTTTGTCTAATTGGAGTGAGTACCAGAAAAATTTGGGCGTTGTTACAAGGGATATTAAGGCGAGTTTATCCATCAACAAAAACAAGGCTTACGAGGACGCTATGAAAGGCAACGATAAGCTGCTTATCGAGCAATTGGATAAGATAAATAGCGTGTTTTTGCGCGATATACAAAACAATCGCGGCGTAAAAGCTGGCATCGCTCAATTTGACTTATCAACAGCCACGCCCGAAAATGTGCCAGAGATTTTAACAGGTCAAGTATATTATGGGCAAGATGCCCGCCAAGTTGGGCTTGTTGATGAGGTGAGCGAGCGCGGATTAAGCGCGGAAATCGCCAGACTGCAAAGAGATAGAGGCACAACGACTCAAGAAGCAGTGCCTAATGTTTTGGATTTTCTTATAGCAAAATAAAAGATTATGGATAAACAGCAAGAAATAAAAGAGGAAGGTTTCCTCGCAAAAATTTGGGGGAAGTTTAATTTTTTCGGGATTTTTGGCACTTCTAAAAATGGCAAGCCACTAAGCCCCGAAGAAATCGCAGCATTAGACCAAACCGAACAAGGTAAAAAAATGGCTGCGGCTATCAAGGGTTTGTTAGCCCCAACCGCAGAAGCCACCCAAGAAGCGGACAATCAAACAACGCAACCTAATCCAATAACGGCAGAAGCCACAAATCCCAATAACTCGGATATGAACAAAGAAGATATAGCCAAAATGATAGAAGAGGCTAACGCTTCCCTAAGAGCAGAAATTGCTGAATTGCGAACAAAAAACGAAGCAATTGAAGCGGCAAAACAAGCAGCCGAAGCCAAAGCAGCCGAAGCTACAAAACAAGCAGAAGCGGCGACAAAACAAGCAGCAGAAGCTAAAGCAAAGTTAGAAAGCCAAGAGCAAAGACAAGAACAGAGCGAGTTGGACGGCGAAATTAACGCGGCTGTAGTGAAAAACAAAAAAGCTGATAATTCGCCTATCCCAGCAAGAGCCAGCGAAGATAAAGGCGGAATATCTTTGACCATAGACGGCTTGACCGTTGAGATAAAAGGCGAATTGCCAACCTCGCGCATTATCAAAGAAGCCACTGAAGAAATCGTTGAGTTGCACCAAAACCTAAAAGGCTAAAAAATGGGTAAAGATAAATTTTTATTTGTCAATTGGGGGGCAACCTCCCCAAAACAAAAAAGCGATTTAGCGGATTTTACGCAAAAAGCAAAAGAGTATCACGAGGCAGGGTTAAACACCGAATATACTTCGTTGATGGAAAAAATAAACTCTTGGCTTAACAATCCTGCAAATGTGGGTCTGATTATTCGGCAGGCTCGCGTATGTTGCGAAATGGCGAGAGGCGGTAGTTTCTACGAAGAGCTACAATCCAACGCTAAAGTAACAGTAACCGCCAAAAGTGGCAAAACCGAAAGCACACAATCATAATAAACTCTCCTAAAAATAAAATTATGGCAGAATTTCAGGCAATCATTAGAACGGAAAAATTAACTTACTATCTCACAAAAGCATACGCACGGCCAAGGTCGGTTTTATTTGATAGAGGTTTGAATTTGGCTACCGTTGCAAGACGTGTAAATGGTAAAATGGTGGTCAATCTGACAGGGCAGCGACCCTACGCGTTGAGTGCAAAAACAGAAAATTGCATCAATAACGGCAAAGCTGGCAAACTTCGCTTAAGCCAAATCACAATAAAAAATAAAGACTTTGAAACTTTCACGACTTATTGCACCCAAGAAATTGAGGCAAAATACTGTGGAAGCGAAACCCAAACGACCATTGCCGAAGCTGTGAGCGACCCTATAGGCTCAACTTTGCGAAGCAAAATTGGTTCGTTCTTTTGGGCTTTGACCCTCAAAAGTCTTGTAGATAGAATTGTTGATGAGGTTCAATACGGCGCAATGTTTGGCGATACCTCTTTCGTTGCGGGTAGCAATACCGCAGGACGTAGAAATGGCGTTGCTACAACTGATACCAATTATCCGTTTTTTGAGAAGTTTATCGCTACTCAAGACGGTGTTTGGACGGATATGTTAAACTCGTCTTTGTCTACCGACCCCGACAGAACGGCATATTTTGACACCAACGACGGTAACGCTGGCAACAACATACTGAACCCTAACAACGTAATAGAAAGACTAACAGGCTTTGTATCGTTGTTTAGCCCAGAAATGCAAAGTAACCCCGATATGGTGGTTATTATGGCTGACCCCGCGATTTTGCAATCCCTTAACGCTGCTTATATCGCTGGTGTTGCTGGTTCTACCCTTATTGGCGTGGACAAACAAGAGAATTTTAACCCTATGGTTTCAACCATTCGTTTTATGGGTTATACTATTCGCCCGTTTGTTGAAAGCTATTTGTACGGGCGCGAGGCTAAAACGTTGGTGAATAGCAACGTCCCCAATTTAGGACCTATTAAGCACGAGAAAAACTGCCGTATGTTCGCCTCTATGATTATGAATATGGGCGTAACCACTTCTGGGCAAGATTTACCGAGCCAAGAAAACGTTGCATTGCTTGCAAGACCAAGCACAAACGACAGAGAGCTTGGCGTTATCAACATTATGGGTAACGTAAATATGGGTTCTGGGGTATTGGAGTTTATCCAAACTGTTATTGGATACGCGAGCAGCACAAATTTTGCTGTCTAATCCAATGTTTTTTTAACTATAAAATCTTAAAAATATGTGCGACCTTTCAGGCCCTTATGAGATAGATGACACGTGCGGCGGTAGCGGAAGTTTCCGCCGTCTGTTCGTGATGACAAAAACAACTTGGAACGCAGCGACAAAAACATTAGGTACGGGTGCTACTCGCGAGCAAATAACAGCTATTACAGGTTTGCCCACTTCGTCTGTTCACGAAATAGAAATAGATGAGGACGGCGCAACAAATAGCTTTGAAGCTGCACCAAGCGACGGGCAAGTAACCAACTACACGCAAACGGTAACAGCTACCCGCGTGGGCGTTGGGCTGACTAACAACCAATTATCTGCCGACCTGCAAAAATGTTGCAAGCTCGTTCTAGTTGCTCAACTCCGAAACGCCACCGATGAGTGGATTGTTGTTGGGGTAAATAAACCAGCTGCATCATCTACAGTTTTTTCGCCAAATGGCATACAAGCCAAAACAACACACAATACAGGCGCAGCCGTTGGCGATGTCCCAACGACTACTTATGTGTTTGCGCAGCAGTCGCCTAAATCCGACAACGCGTTCCTATCATTAAGCACAGCAGCCGCAACCGCAGTTATAGCAGCCTTAGTGCCTTAAACCTTTTTAGCTAATGAGTAAACCGATTTTTACCGTAGTAAGTGAGGAAAAGCGCACTTATACGGGCTTAATGTCCGAATCCACTACGCCCTTAGTAGATGAGATAAAGGAGTACGAATTAAGTTACTCTAGAGGTTTACAGGCTTTAGGTAGGGTAAACATTATCTCTTTTCTTGAGGGCGGCGATGCAACTGTTCGTTTTTTAGGCGATATGGCAACAACAACGCCCACCTTGTCGGGTTGCAATAATCTATACAAAACCTATTTAGGGCGCAGATTAACCGTAAAGCGGCAGAGTAGCGATTTTGATATAGGAGAAGATGAAACGCCGATTACTCTTGCGCAAAGCAAGCAATTTATCAACACGCTAACCGCTATGTTGGGCGGCAAAGAGGGTATAAAAGACCTAAAAAAAGCTATTCAGAAAGCCGCTTTAGATATGCTCGTTTATGGTAATGCTTGCGTAGAGATTATAAGAAAGCAAAAAGGCAAGGCAAAAGGCGCAAGAATTAGAGAGTTAAGTTTTACCAATTTTAGGTACGAAAACACCGAAGATACAAACGAATTAGGGAATTGGGCTATCCGATGCGAGGACTTTTTGGCGTTGAATTACGACCCGAATGTTTCGTTTCAGAAGTACGCCGTATTCCCTAATTTTTCAGAATTTGAAGACGGTACGGAACGCAGCATTTACCACATCAAGCAAGAAAACGCAGATAGATTTTGGTATGGGTTGCCCTACAGTACAGGGGCTTTATATTCAATTTATCTAGAGTATCAACTTCTAAAATACAGTGGTTTATCTTTTGATAAAAGACTTTTGCCAACCCTCGCCTTAATACAACAAGTCCCAGAGTTGGCAAACAAAGACACCAAAGAAGAAAATCGCCAAAAATTAGATAGGTTTAATAGAAACTATACAGCCAACGGCTCAAACGATGCAAGGGATATTTTGGGTGTTTTACCCATAACTTATCCATCGGGCGAAAATAACAAGCCACCCCAAATTGTGCCAATACAGCCAACGGCGGATAGTAAGTATTTTGAGTGGGTAGCCAACGATTGCCAAAAAAAGATACGCTCAACTTGTGGAGTTAATGAAATTTTGATAGAAAAGGGTGGCAATAATTTGAGCGGTGGAAACGCTTTATATCAAGCCGCATTAGCTTTTTATAGCGTTAATGTGATTGATTTTAAAGAACAAGTTTTGCCCTTATTTAACGATGTTATAGAGGGGCTGTTTGAGTGGGTGGGTTATGCAAATAGCGACGGTTTAATTATTGATTTAAAACCGCCCCAATTTTTAGAAACTTTTGAAAGTTTTTCTGAACAAAAAATGATGGTAGCACAACCAGCAAATAAAGCGGATAATAAACCTTCAGTTATACAATCGGCTGACGAAGAAGACCCAGAAGACAACCCAGAAAGCGAATAATTTAACCCCCTTTTTAATTATGTCTATAGCAACCCCTTACGATATACAAAGAAATTCTACTATCGGCAAAGACGTTCCAATCCCGCTAATTTGTGCGTTTTTAGAAGCCACAGAAGAGGGGATTTTTAACAACTCTACCTGCTTGGGCTGGGATTTTTATCAGTCGTTAATCGCTGATTTAGCCGTTATCCCGATGCCTACGGCGTTTGCTATAGGCGTGATTTACAACGTTGGGGATTACGTGCAATTTGAGGGCGAAATATACGAGGTTATCACCACAACCACAGGGCAAGAAAGCCCAACAAATTCAATATACTTTAAGCTGCCCAACAAGTTTACAACTGCTGCAAATAATGAGATTTGGAATAAATACTTAGTAAAGATTATAGCTGCCAATATAGAAATAACAGCTTGGAACGATAGCGCGGTAAAATTTACGGCTGCGGGAATGGTTAAGACCCAAACGGATACGGTAGTTCCTGCATCTTTGACGGATATTAGCCATAAGACGCAAAACCTAAAAAGCTACGTGGATATGATAATAAGCAATTTGGAAGCTTATTTAAAACGAAACCCGCTTTTATATCCCTGCGCTAACGCTTGCAAGAAATCACTTCAGATAATGGAGCCACAGAGATACGATAACGATAGTTTTTTTGGCATTCAACTATTATAGCAAATGAAAGTAATAGAACTATTGAAAAAGGGCGGTAGGCTGTTTAAATTGCTGATGGATTGGGAAAAAGAACAAAAAGTCAGCGAAGAAATAGCCCAGCAAAGAATGGATATTTGCAAAAAATGCCCGATGATGACAAATAAATTCGGGTTCGCTCAATGTAAAGTTTGCGGCTGTAATTTAGAATTAAAAACAAAATTGGTTTATGATTCGGTAGCATATAAACGCGAAGAATTAGAAACGGTAAAATGCCCAGAGGGGCGTTGGTAATCACTAAAAAAACCTTTTATTGCTATGGCAACAACTCAATTCTACCCAATCAATGGGGATATTTTAGACGGCGCACCTTACGCGCAGTCCGATTTTGATTTTTCTGGTAATATCGTTTGCGGTTGCGCCAGCCCAACAAATAGCGCTTTGCCTCTTGTAACAAAAACTGCTACAATTGCGAGCTTTACGGGTGCAACGATATACAATGTCCGCCGTTATACATTCCAAGTAAACGGAGTTTCTTACACCAAAGAAATCGGCGTAAATTTGGCTTTCAATACCTTTGCAGCCGACAAAATACAGCTTGAAAAGGCATTAGTTGAGGGTTCGCTTGGGCTTGAGCAGTCGCTCGTTGGGGGGGGTGTAAATTTGACCGTTACGGGTACTGGTGGCAACTTAGTTGTTACTATCCAATCGGTAGCGGGTTATGTTCCCCAAACGCTAATTGTAAATGGCACTTCGGTAGCATTTGCTTAGTCTTTTGTAAAAAAAATAATTGCATAATGAGGGCGCAAGGGTTAAAGCCTTTGCGCCTTTTTTTATTAAAAATATGGCTATACAGTTCAGAATTTATAAAAATAACGGCTATATTATAGCGGCTAGGTACGACACAACGACAAGCCAATATACTGACCAAACGCCCGTAAATATACCAGCTCAATACTTGGCTATAAATATTATAAAAGCCGACCCAACCGATTTAATCGCTTTTTCTTGTGTGGCCTATGAAAAACCACACCGAGAGTTAGCAAGATTGCCCTACAGCGAAATATACGATGAAAATGGGGTGCTTTATAGCGGGTCTGATGTAGCGGCTGTTCGGGATAGTTTGACTGCTGCCTTGAATGCTGGCGGCGGTGGCGGTGGTGGAGATGCCACAGCAGCAAACCAATTACTGCAATTAAGCGAGGCACAAGACCAAACAACTATACAAGGTAGCACTTTGCCAAGTATTCGGTTGAGCAACTTAGACACAGCAGCAGCCACAACACAATTGGCAACTAATCAAATTAACGGCAACCAAATTACTTTAGATTATGTTCTAGCTGCATCTATGGGGCTAATCGCTGGAGTTTCTGTTATTCAAAAATCTGCATATAACCCAGACGTGGATATTATAACCGCGCCAGCTTTTCAAATAGTAGCGGCTGGAGGTGGTTTTCCTTACGCGGGCTTTGTTGCGGCTGACGGCAATGTGCAAGTGGTGAGCAGTAACGCGGGCGACGTGGGCAATATCTATGTTCAATATCTTGCTGATGCAAACTCCACAGCATACCAAGAGGGTGTTATCCCTGTAAATGGTACTACAGCCCAAAATTCAACATTCAAGGCTTACCGCATACATACAGCGTACTATAAGCCAACAAACGGTAATATCTACAATTTAGGCACAATTACCATTCGCCAACAAGCCACGCCAACTAACATTTTTGCAATAATGCTGCCCTATACAAGCCAAACAAATACGGGCGTTTATACCGTTCCTGCTGGCAAAGAGGTAGAAATTTTAGCAGCGTCTTGTACTATAGGCAACGCAACAGGTGGTGCAAGTTCTTTTATCAAAACTGCAATTGTGCATAAATCAACAACAGAAACAAGTTTTAGAGGTCGCCGCCCTATTCAAACTTCTTTCGGTATGCAATATACAGACCCACCTACAGTGGTGCTAAGACTGCCCGAAAAAACGGATATTATGTTTGTAGTAACAAGCGCAAACACCAATAATACAGAAGTAACATTTTCGGCTACCATTATTCAAAAATCAATAACTCCATAAGATTATGCCAAACAGAAACGACATTACAAATGCTACAATTTACCAATCATATCTGGGCAAATGGGTAGCTTTTACATCAAAAAATAATGCAACAAGCACCGAAATAATAGCTTGCGCACAAAATAAAGGCAGTTTATACTTACATAGCGGCGTTATATCAAACGGCAATAGAATTGCGCAAATGGATAATAATAGCAGCAACACACTCGAGGAAACATTGATTATTCATTATGTTAGCCCAAACACCACAGCACAACCAGACCCTTTAGGCGGGTTGATAGGCATATTAGTGCCTTAACACCAACTTTTGCGGGTGGGTTCGCTCACCCGCTTTTTTACCCCAAAAAATTAAACTATGAACGAAAGATTACAAGACTACATAGCATATTTAGAGCGGGTTATTGTGTTGTTACTTGAGATAGTGGTTAATTTGTTAAAGGTTATCTCATCGCTCAACCCAATAATAATCGCATCTTTGAGCTTAAATATCATTGCGCCACTTGTACTGTTATTTTCGCTGTTCTGGTGGTGGGATATTGTAGATTATTTTGAGCAAATAAAAGAAAACAAAGGAGGGAAAAATGGGCAAAACTGATACCGCAAATTTAATGCACAGTAAGGGCGTGGTTGAACCACCTACGGACAAATTCCGCGAGCGGGTATTGGCCACAGAAAGGAGAACAAAAAAAATACTCTTTGCGTGGCTGTTTTTGGGCTTAATTTTGGCTATTACGGCTTGCCCGCGATTGGGAGAACAAGAAGTCCAAGCCCAAAAGCTACAGCAAATTATAGATAGTTTGCAGTTCAAACAGGCAAACGAACAGGGCGAATTGATACCCAAGCCCATACCCAAAACCCAAGACTTTGTTTTTGAAATCCCATAACCCGCAAATACTCAACCTATGGCAAAAGAATATATTCAGCCCGCCGAGCTATCCCAAACGGCAGACGGCAAAGCCCCCGTTTTACCCAAACTTTCTAAACTTGAGCAACTCATTAGGGCCTGCGCACCCAATTACAAAGAATTGGGCGTTTCGCTGGTTTTGGACGGCGGGGCGATTTATACCGTATATTTGAACGCTGGCCACGGCGCACTACCGCCAACTTGGAAAATAATTTACGAGGGGCTAATTGCACAGGGCAAAGCTGGGGATATTTACAAAGAATATACCACCTACAAAACGGGCGACGGCAAATACTTTAGGCACGGCCAAAAAGTCGGCAAGACGTGGCAACTATACCCACACCCACACATCGCTGGAGCTACAGCTGATTTTCACGCGGCGGGGTATTTCTTTGAGGGGGTAGAAAATAGGATATACATTGCGGCTTTGGTGGAGGCATTAAAACCTTATGTTACTGCGGGGCTACTTAATATCGTGGTGATGTCCCACGAATGGCAAGATATACCGCGTGGGCAACGCATAAAATTAGTCAACGCGATATTTACAGCCCAAAAAAGACAAAACCCAAAAGCGCGGGCGTTCTGGGTAGGTTGGCATTTTAACGCCTCGCCAAATCACAACGCCAACGGCATCTGCATTTTTACATCCAAAGGGCAAACGCACAGCGATAAGGTAGCGGAGGTAGCCTTAAACAACTTCAATAGTTTGGGCTTGCCTTTTTATGATAAAGATGCAGCCGCCGCAGGTAAAAAACAATCCGCCACTATACGCGTTCAACGGTTCGGGGACGGCGACAAAGACTACGAAGAAAATTTTGACGAAGTAGCAGATACGAATATGCCTGCCTTTTTGATAGAGGACGGGTTCGGGGACGAGCGAGACGATGCAATGCTTATCCACTATAGCCCCGAATACAAGCGCGTTTCTATAGAAGCGGTGAGCAGGGCTATAGTAGCCGATGCAAAAGGTGAGATAAAATAGTTTTAGGATAAAGAAAAGAATTAGATACAAAAGAAAAGCCCCCACGTTGCGAAATGTGAGGGCTTTGTTGTTTATGAACCACTCTAATTTATTGAGCAGTTGAAATTATTTTGCGGCAAGTTTTTTTATTAGCGTATTTTTCAAAGCATTTGCAAGTGCGTTATTGATAATCTTCAATCTATCGCGCAATTCTTCTTCTGTGCCAACTGTGTGGGTGTTGCATAATGCAACTGTATCATCTGAATAACGCGTGTTAATGGTGATGTAATAATGCTTATCTTTGGTTGTATCATAAAAGCCTTGCCCTACCGAATAAGCTATAACATTGTCTAAAATTAATCCAAAGCCGCCGCCGTCGTGGTTGGTTAGGGTTATAAAGTTGTCGTTAATTTCCATTTCCCCAAATTTTAAAGGTTAATTATAAAGTGGTTCAAATCGCCCGTTTTTTCGTACTTTTTCACAATTAACCGTATCATTTGCACCTCATCAATGCAGCCGCTTAATTCGGTTATGTAGCCCTCTTTTAGGGTATTTATGTAGTGCTTAGATAAATCCCGCAAAATATCCTCGTGCAAATTGTCTTTTGAAAGATAGCCGAATTGGGTAGATTTTTGCACCTTGCCGTCTTTTGAGAAAAAATATAAGGTTTTGCCGTCGTTATCGGTTTGCCACAGTTCCCATTGGTTAGCGTGGGCGTGTTGTATCGCTCGCTGTAGGATTTCGTGAGGCTCTGTGGCGATTAGTGCTTGTGCGGCTAATTTTTTAATATCAAAGAATTTAGACCCGTTGGATACAGCAGTAGCTATAGCGTAAATGTAGGGGATATATTTAATCCCGCAAAAATCTACAAACTTTTCAATTTTTGCATCTTCATACTCTTTTACCTTTATTTTTAAGGCTGTATAAGCGCAAAATAAAGTATCGGCAAACTCAAACCACCACTTGCGGCTGTGTTCGGTTTCTTTCTGCATTTCGTTGTATTCCTCTGTGAGATTTTTGACAACCTGCCGCTTGTGGGATTTTGCATCAAAAGCGGGCTTTTTACCCTCATAAGGACGGGCGGATTTAATAAATTTATCAAATTGGTGCGAGGCGGTGCGTAAAAGTTCGTTAGCTGTGAGCATTGTTTGTTTTGGTTTAGCCTACCGCATACCGTTAATTTTCGGGCTTTTGGTAGATGTTGATAGAAAAGTTTTAGATAGTTCTTGGCGCATTTCGCCGCCAAGTGCGCCCGTTCATTTTTTGCCCAATGCGCCCATTGCGAAACTCATTGCGGTAAAGGTAGATAAAACACCATTACCGCTTTTTGGCTGTGATTGGCGGCTGAATATCTTGCGGGCTTTCATTCGCCGATTGCGGGCTCGTCTTTGGGATTTTAAGATGAACTCAATAGCCTTTTTGACTTTACCCGCTCGCTTGGTTTGGTAGCGGGGGTTGTGGTGTTTATGCTTTTTCATTAGTTAATTTTTCGCTTTGTGGGTAAAATTGTGGGTAGTCGGCGGGGTTGATAATTTTGGATAAAAATTTGCCTATTTTATTGTTTTTGCCTGCCTGCTCGTGATATTCAAAATTCTTTTCAAAATTTCTAATATATGCCCAATAGCAATTTTTATGAACATAAAGATTTATACCAAAATTCCTGTTTTCGTGTAATAGTATAAAGTGGTCGCAGCCATCAATTTTTTTGTTATTAACATTTTTTACTTCGTAAAGAAAACAAATCCAACCGTTCCTACTAAAGATTTTTATTATTTTTTGAAAAGATTTTTGCGGGCGAATAAAAATACTCTTGCGCCCACCCTCGCATAGCTCTGGAGTGCTGATTTTGGCAAGATTAACCAACCCGCTATAATCTACAAATTTTTTTTGTCTGTTATTGGGGTGCAAAGAGTGTGTAATACTTTTTTCATTCTACGGATTGGATAAAAAAGTGATAGAAAAAAAGGGCAAAACACGCGGTTAGCTGTTGGCTCTTTTGGGCTTTTTGCCAATTAGCCAACGTTTGCCCTTTGTGGCGTGGGCGGTTGTGGATTTTAATTGCTTTCATCTACAAAGAAGAATTTACCTTTTTCTATGGAGGGAACACCCCAAACAAGGTCGCCTTTTATAGGGAACAATTTAGGATTTTCGGCTGCTGCTTTGTGCCGCGCAATGGTAAAAATCTCAAGGTTTCTTTCCCCATAACAAAAACGCTTTTCAGGGTCGTAAATTTTACCAAATACGGGTTGGACTAATCCTATTGGTTGTGGGCTGTAGCAATCAGCAACAACAAAGGCGGGGTATTTTAAATCAAAATCTTGAATATAAGACGAGATAAGACCTATGCACCACTTTGCTTGTTTATATGTTGATATTTTGGTGTTATTACCAGAAACGGAAATATCTTTGCAAAGTATTCTTACATTATTGAACATTTGGGCAAAGTTTTCATCAAAAGAAAAACCTTTATTAGATAGATTGGATAGCAAAATAGAAAGCAACTCATAAGTTTTTGCAAAATCTATATTTGCATTTTCTTTGATTAGCTCATTTTCAGCAGCCGAAATAACTTGAGCTGCAGTTGTTTCAAAACCAAACTCCTCAAACCTTTTAGCGGAATAATGATTAGATAAACCAAATTCAAGTAAAAAGTTTTGGTTTTTCTTAAGTTCGTTTTCGTAGCCAATTTCTAAAAAATCTTTTTGTTTGTCGTAAGGGAAAAAGTGCTGTTGGCTGTATTTAAGCCCTATTTGTGCTATTTTGGTAGCCTCTTGGGGCAAGCCGCACAACAAAGCTAATTTAGCCGCGCTGTGCGCAAAATCAATAAAATGCGGGTTAGTTATGTGTGGCTCTTCGGTGCGCAAAATACTTTCTATTACGTTTTTTTGGCTATCAAAAGCAAGGAAATAGTAAAGCTGGGAAAGCGTTTTTTGACCGCGTGCAGAATGCGCCTTAGCGATTTCTGCATAGTTTAGCGATTTTTGTATGTTATGATGTTTGGGGTGCATTTTACGCATTTTTACAACGTTTGAAAATCATTTTTAGCTCTTTGATTTGCGGGGTACGGTTGCCCAAAAGCCCGCGCTTGTAAGATAGCCCATATTTTGCCAACATTTGCGCCTCTGCCAATAAGCCGCAAGATATTGCCAAATTCGCCGCAGATGCAAATAAAATACTTCTGGTTGGTTCTAAGTGCCTTTTGTGTAGATATTGCATTGCAACCTCTTTTTGGAACGAATAGGCTAATCTATAGCATTCGTCGGCTTCGTGTTTTTGGCTTTTGACTTCGTGCGCGAGCGCGTTTTGGGTGTAATAAGAGGCTTTTTGGTGCAAGTCTTTCGCTGTCATACCTTAATCAATTTTCACAACTCCGCTTTTGATAGGATAGCATAAGCCACCAATAGGCATTTGAGGGGATTTTTTGACAAAATCAAGTGTTATATTGCCGTCTTTTTGTTTATTTGTTGGCGATATAACCGTTTCGGGCTGCTGCTCTGTGGATATTAAGCATTGCGCCAACGGGCGGTTTTCCCATTTGGTTAAAAATTCGTCTTGCGGTGCTTCTATTGGGGCTTTAAATTCTACAACAGGCAGCGGGATTGCTACATACTCAAATTGACTACCCACAAACTCAATATACTGCTGTTCAAAATCTAAACAGTATTGGGTTGCGATTTCTTTGTCCCGTTCCAAATTGTAGGCACTGCTAAGCATTTGTTTAGCATCAATCGGAATATCAAAATGTGCCAATTCAAAAACCATTTGCGGGCTTTTAGTTACGCGGGCGATATTATCGGTAAAAACAGCTTTATTGGTTCGCTTGCCCAAACCTTCAGACTTTTTATTGATGGTCAAAAGTCCTACTTTTTTGTCGTCTTTATAAACCCAAAATTTATAAAGTTCGGGTTCTTTTCTATCTGGTGGGTTGGGTATAAAAGTTTGCGCAGCAGGCAAAGGTTGCGGTTCGCGAAACTCAAAATGTGCGCCCTGTATAATAAGCGGCGCGGGTGGTGGTGTGTGGTGCATTATTTAGATTTTTTTAGCGTTTGCGAGGTTGAAAAATGTTTTGTTGAGGGTTTTGTTTAACGCTTTTTCTAACTTGGAAAAGTCGGGAGTTTCTGTGAAAAATGCGTCGCAATCTTTTTCGGTAAGCTGCAAAGCAAAGCCAAGTCTTGCAAAAGAATTATCTTTTAGTAAAAGTTCAAACTCGCGCCAATTTTGGCTGTAGTTTTGGTCGTGATAGATATGGCCTATCATTTTTTTATCGCGATAAACAGCACATATAGAATCGGGTTTTTCGCAAGGCTTGCAAGTTAAATTTATTAGCATTATTTTGCTTGTTTTAGTGGTTATAAACAAATTGTGCCTTGATAAATAATTTTCTCTTTGACAGGTTCTACTGAAGCGTAATCCCAGCCAAGCCAAAAATTAAGCATTGATGAGGAAGCAACCGCAAAGGCAAGCAACAAACAAAGGTAGATATTCCAACCTTTCCACCCTTTGGCATCAAAATAAGCTACAACTAAAGCGCAAACAGTTTTGCTGCTAAGGATAAGAAATAAAACGAAAAAGGCAATACCAGCCCAAAAAATAAATGTAAGCATAACTACAATTTTTTATTTTAGAAAAAACGACGGCTTCAAAAAAACGGTGTGTTTTTGCAACCGCATCGGTTAAAAATTACACCATTATACGGACGTGGCGTCCGTTTTGTTGCAAAATTTTGTATTATTTTTTGATTTTTTTACACAAAAAAGCCCCGCAAATCGGGCGACTTGCAAGGGCTGGCTTTATGTATTATTCATTTAACTTTTTACTTGTTGGCGGTTTTTCAGTTCTTTCGCATCTACTGAAGCGGCTTGCTGTAGGTTGGATATTTGGGCGTGGTTTTTAGCTAACAGTTCCTTGATTTCGTTAGCGTTTTCGCGCGCTTTGGCGGACAATTTCATCGCACCAATAATCGTTTCCAAGTCTTGCGGGCTATCTTTGCGATTTTGAATTTCTGCCAAATAGTAGGCGTTGAGCGTGGGGTTAAAATTGCAGTTATTTAGAACTGCTATTGCTTCGTTGTGTGTTGGCATAGTTTGAAAAGTTTATGATTTTTCAGGTAAAATTTTTGTTTGAAACCCTTTGCCAACTATTTTGAAAGCTTGCGGGCGATGCCCTTGTGCCTCTAATTCTTTGATTAGTTCTGGGATTAGTTGGCGCATAACTTGCTCGTAAGCGTAGGCTTGTAATTTATATACAAAATATAGGCGGGATAGCCTTTTTATTCTATCGGGGTGCGGCGATTCGCTCGCATTGGGATTATTTTGCATAGTTTGCGTGGGGTTAATCTAAATAAACAAATTGTTTTGGCTCTTTGGCTCGTTGCTCTTTGACCTCTTTTACTTTTAGCCCGTTTTTTCTAAGTTGGCCATAGGTTGAGCCTGCCTTTTTGCCCAAAGTTTCGGCTATTTTTTTAATTGTGTAGCCCTCTTTCAAAAGTCGTTTTGCTTCTGTAACTTCAGATTTTTTCCATTGGGAGTATCTATTGCCCATAAAAGATAAATTTAGCTTTTGGGCTTTGCTGCGAATAGCCGAAAGGCTTGCGCCCATTATCTCGGCTATCTCTTTGGCTGAATGATTGTTGGCGCAATTGGTTAGCTTTTCGGTGCGTTCTTTTGTCCAAACATTGCAAACCCTTTTCTTTTTGGTGATGCGCAAGCCCAACCTATAAATCAAAGATTGAATAGCTTGGTGGGTTCGGTTGAGTTGTTGGCTAATATCTTTGGGGGATATTTGCCTTATGTTGGCCTTTACAAAATCTATTTCTTTTTGGGTATATGGTTTGCTCATAATCTTATTGGGCTTTGGTGGATTGTTTGGCTTGGGGCTGTTTTTGTGATTTGATTTTTTTAATGGATAAACCCAATGCATAAATTTTTGTGTATATCGCGTTGGTGGTTTTATTTAGCTTTTTGGCTATACTATTAACGCGGCGTTTTTCGCTCAACATTTTTAGCATTAGATTAACTTGTTCGTCTTTCCAGCAATAAAAACTTTCGCTTTTCTGCAATCCCAACTCTTGCGCCTTTTTTTGAACTGTAGGTGCGGTGATTTTCAACCTTTGGGCTACAGCTTTGGCTGTTTCGTTTGGGTAGTATTTTTTAAGTTCAGATAGCAATTCATCAGTCCAAATGCTGCGCCTATCGGGATAGGGCGGTAATGCCATTGCGTATATCTTTATTTTGATAGCGCAAGCGGTTCGTCCTAAGTGTTCCCCAATTTGCTGCGGGGGCATCGTTGCGCTGTTGGCTTTAATGAATTTTAGCTCATCTTTGGTATAATTTCTTTTCGGCATAATTTGGCTATTGTTGGTCGTGGTCAATAGGGCGGGCAATTCGTTGGGGCTGTAAGGTGCTTTCTAATTGTTGGGCTTCCTGCTTAAGGTCAAAGTGGGTTTTCAATCTTATTTTTATGTTATTAAATTGGGCGGGCTTATTGGGTGCGTGGGCGGTTTCGTTGGTTATGGCTTCGGTGAGTTCCAAGTCGCTCACATTGTTGGGGTTTAACTTGTAGATTACAGCTAATTTTGATAAAATTCCCTTTTTGATAAAATCGGCGTTCCTTTCCGAAAACCTTAAATTTTGCCCGTTTTGAGCTTTTGTTTTAGCTGCTTCAGATTTGGCTGAAAATTGATTTAATTGGTAGGTAAGTTCGCAAAATTCGCTAAACTCTGCATCTGTGCCTATAGTGAAGCTATGCCCGCAATTTTCGCATTTATAGCAATCAATTAGTCGGTCGGCGGCATCTTGAAAACTTACGCCTTGATAACCATTAATCGAGAAAATCCCAGACGGTTTAAACGCTTTACTTTCTTTGCAATTTCCGCCACATTTGCGGCAGGTTGGGTTGGTGTGTTGGCTCATTTTATTTTATTTTTACGGTTAAAAAATAGCCACATTAAGCGGCTTTTTCGCTGCATTTTTTGCAACCCTTTATTAGATTTTCGTTGCGCTGTTTGCAGCTTTTGAGTTGCTGCCTTAGCTCGTGGGCTTCGGTGGAGAAGTAGTTGCCCACTCTAAACCCTATAGCTAAGCACAGGACGAATAAAAACAATATCCAAGGGGTTATTTTGCGGGCGGTTCGGGAAGTGGTATAGGTGTTCATAATTTGGTGGTTTTGGTGAATAATAGGCAAATATACGAAAAACTAACAACTTTGTTGCAAAATCCGTACAAAATAAATAAAAAAAAGCGCGGGGGTGAGCCGCGCTGGGTGGTAGGTTATAATTTGCTTCTTTCTAAAACAGGTTTTGGCATCTCGTTATAAACAACTCCTTGCAACTCGCGCCCCGTCTTTTTCTTATTCGTTCCGCCCCATTGTTTGAAAAAAAACGGCACGTTGGCTGCTTTGCATTGCTTCATAATGGACACCGCCCATTCTTCCTGCATAGGGCGAATCTTGCCGCGCCCGCTCTCGCCCCCAACGATTACCCAATCAATGCCTGCGACTTCTCGGTATGTAATATCGTGTTCGCTGGTAATTTCGTATTTTGCTTCATACCATTTCCCAGTCAAATAGTTGATAGACCCATAATCGGGGTCGTAAGCACCTTGCCCCTCAAAATGTATTTCACGCTTAAAATCAATGGCTTCCAACAACGGCTCGCAACTCAAAAATTTGGTCTTGGCGGGTGTTTGCAATAGATGCGGTATGCGCTCATTAGCCTGCTCTTGATTCTCCACCGAAACTCCTGCCCAAATGTTATCCGTCCAATCTAAAAATGGCGCGTATTTAGCCAAAATATCCGCCCTTTTGGTTAGAACTTGGAAAGTGTGGTGCTTGCAGTCGTTCATCACTTTGAAAACTTTTTGCACAAAATCTAAAGGCATTTCTTCGTGGAAAAGGTCGCTCATTGAATTAACGAAAATTATACAAGGATTTTTCCACTTGTACGGCTCTGAAAGCGTGTCTTCGTGAATAGTGAAATCAAAGCCGTTTTTATACTTCTCTTGCCCCATTGCCTTGAGGCGTTTTGACATTGCTTCTGCGTAACAAAACTTGCAGCCTTGTGATATTTTATTACAACCTGTGCTGACGTTCCAAGTTTTATTTGTCCATTCAATAGATGAATTTGCCATATTAAAAAATTGTTGTTTGTGCGCATCGCGCGGGTTGTTAATTATTCCAAATAAGGTTTTACCAAATCAACGCCCGAATAGTCTTGTCGGCTACAAGCATCAATAAGTATATCGTTTGGGCAATCTTGGCAAAGTTTGCCTACTTTTTCCATATTTTTGCCGCATAAATCAGAGTAAAGAACCCATAAAGCACTACCGCGCAAATTACAATCGGTTATTTTCATAACAATAGAATCAGCGATTGGATTATTTGCATCAAACAAAATTTGCGTTTCTGCTAAAAAACGAGCGGCTCCAGGATTACCGTTAGCCAAAGGCAATAAAAACATCATAATTTTAAAATTTTGTGCGCATCGCGCGGGTTATAAATCAAAAGTTAAAAGCTGGTGAAAATACGATAAAACGGGGTTCAAATTGCCATTAGCTTCATCCCCGCCAAAAGAGCAAAACCAACTAATAAAGGCATCTTTGTTTGTTATATCGTTTTTTGATATAATAGGCAGTTCAACTGCCATAATTGCGCCCGTCCATAAGTGTATGCAAAGGGCTTGCATTTTTTGGCAATAGGTCAAGCTAATATCCCAAAAGCCGCCCAATGCTTTGCACGATACAGCGTAAGGGGCTGCGCCCTCTTTCACGCTATAAACTTCTAAATTTTTTTCGCATAATTTGGCTGCTTGTTGTTGGGCGAGATAAAGCAAATAATCGTTACTTGCATCAGTGCTACTGCCGTCTGCTCGCAATTGATTTTTATATTGTCCTTTGATTGTGGAAAAATCAACTTCTTTGCTTTGTTGGTTTGCTATCGGTTGAGCTGTTTGTTGAGCTATTTGCCCGCTTGTTGTGGGTTGGGTTGGTGTGGTGGGGTGCATAGTTTTGATGAGTTGGATTAAAGTTTTAAAATTTGGGCTGGAGTCTGGGTTATGCCATAACAAGATAAATTTTCCCAATAATTCATAAATTGAAAACCATTTACAAATCTTTTGCAATGTATTTTTTCGCCCGCTTGGTTAAGAACAAAAAAATCAAATTCGCTACCATAATACATTGCAAGCATAATAGAGTTAAGGGTACGCTCAAACAACAAAGTGTAACCATTTGCTTCTGTTTTATAGCCAGCAATGTTTTCGCGAAGTTTGTCATCAAGTAAATTGCCTAAAACTGCGCGGTCGTTCCCGTTATAAGGGGCAATCGGTATAAAATTGGGAGGTTTGCTCATAATTTTGAAAGTTTAAGCGCGGGATATTGCACCCGCGCATTGGGTTATTTTAAAATAGTTTTAACGCCGTCCAAATCCTGCGCGTTGATAGCAGCTTGTAAATCCTGCCAAATAGTTGGCTTTTTGTCAAAATGCACAGGTATAGACTTTTCGGGGGCTACTTTAACGCGGTCAATTATTTTCTCGCGTTTGTGGATAGGGTGGTCGCTATAAGAGCGAAAAAGTTCTGCCCAATAGCCACTATAAGAACGCCCAACTTTTATTTTTACTGTGCCTCCAGGATTGCTATCTACAGTGTGGCTGCCGTCAAGATAGACATTGCCGTCTTTGTCTGCAAAAATTGCCCACGTAACAATATAGCCAACGTCGCCAACTTGCAAATCAGCAATAGTTTTAGCTTTAAATTTATTTCCGATATTTAACATAGTTTTGAAAATTTAAGCGGGGTTTGCCCGCGTTGGATTAGTCGTTATATTCCAAAAATTGGTGAAAGAAAAGGCTTGTCGCCTGTATAAATTCGCCTTTGTCGCTGCCGTTTGCTATCCACTCCGTTTCGGTATCTAAACAGCCGCCGTAATTATCAGCAAAACAAATTTTATAGTCAAAATTGGGGCAAACGATACATTCAACTTGGAGGTTTTTAGAGATAAAAAAGCGCAATCTTCCATCATTGCCCGTAAGTTGCGCATCATTTTTTAGTAAAAAGCTAATTATCGGGTCTTTTTTGGCTTGGCACTCGCCGAACAAATAAGCCGCAAATTGGCTAACAAACTGCTCGCTGTCGTCGTTTTGGCGGTCAATTGCTACCTCTTTGCCCGTTTCGGTGCATACTTCGGTAGCGGCTGGGCTTAACAAGGTTTGGTATTGGGCGCGAAGCTGGGCTATAGTTTTGCCCTCAAAAGAAAATAAAACATTTTGCATATCAAAAATAAAGAAAAAGCGGGGTAGTTAGCCCCGCAAGGGTGAATGAAAAAAAATTAGTCGTTGTAATAATGTTCTGGGAATTGCCCCTCGTAAAGGTCGTCGGCGTTGTCTTGAGCGTGTGCCTTGAGTTGTTCAATTAGGTCGGCGTTTTGATGCAATTCTTCGTTGTCATCATTTATACCAACTTCTTCGCATCTCAATTCAAATTCTTCGCCGTCGGGGTCGTTCCCGATTTGCTTTTCCGTAAAGTAAGCGGTAAATTTTTTGATGGTTACGCTTTCTTCTGTTACATCGTAGGTATTTTCCCCTGTTATGGGGCATTTGCCCGTAAAAACAAGAGTTTTAACATCAAAAGTAGTATTTTTGAATGTTAGTTGGCGCAAAGTTGGCGCATCGTTTCTATAGCAGTGCATAATCGTAAAATTAAATTGTTATAAATATGTGATATTATACGGTAACGAATACAAAAGGTTGCAAATTTTGTAAAAAAAATGTACTTTTTTTAGTACTTTTTTTATTTTTTGTGTTATCTTTTGCATTTGTTGCAACAAAGGTATAAACTTTATTTTTTCTGCGCAAGGGTTCGGGTTGAAAAAGTGCGAAAAATCGCAAAAAATGTTAATTGTTGCAACAAAAACCCGCTTTTTGCAACAAGAAAAAACAAAAAAGCCCAATTTTTTACATTGGGCTTCGTATTTTAATAACAATTTAATTTAGTGTGCAACAAATTGTTCAACTTGTTGGGGGTGTCTGCTGGTCAGCAGTCTTTCGTACAAATTTCTTTATTTAGTATGTCAGTTATACTTCGGCGGGTTCTTCCCCGTCTTTATTTTTTGGGCTTTTTACTACCCAATTATGATTATCTTTTTTTGATTTTTCGGCTGCATCTCGCAATAACTTGGTCGTGCTTTCGGATAATACAGTTACTTTATTTTGTAAGCGGAAAAGCCTAATAAAGGCAGGCTCAAAGCCAACAGGCAAAATATAAACATAGTCTTGGTGAAAATCCCAATACGCAAGCCCACTTGTGGCTACAGGCTCAATCCTAATTAAAGAAGTCGTTATAAACGAATAGCGGCAAGTATCGCTATCATATTCGGACTTTTGCCTTTTTTTGTGTGCTGGGTGAATTTTGAACTCTCGCTCTGTTTTATTGCCAATGCGAACAACGGGCAATAAGCGGTGAGGTCGCGGCTCTATAACTCTTTTTTCTGCCTTTTTCTTTAGAAATTCTTGGGCAAAATCTTTAGCATCTTCTATGTCAAAAAAAACCTCGCTGGGGTGCGATTTATAGACTTGATGATATTTTTCTACCTCTTCGGTATCTTCGTTTTTTTTGGACGTGGCAATAACGACTGTATAAGGATAATTCATTTATTTTTGTATTTTTTAGGCTTATACGGGCTTATCTATGAAAAGGTTGCACAAAGATACAAAAATTATAAAATAATGCAAAATTTGGGCAAAAATAAATGAAAAAGCCCCGCATTTGATGCGGGGCGTTGGGGGTTATTCTTTTTTGTTTGGCAACTCAATGGGCGAATCGCGAGCGTATTTAAACGCGTCTAAAATTATTTGCTGAATACTACCGCAGCCTTGCGAACTCATATAATCGCGAACCGTTTTTCTAAAATCTGCCAACGTTGGGCGGGTATCTATAGGCGCGGTCTGGTTCCAATCTGAACCTAAAGAAACGTCAATTTCGCCCTCATAGTATTCTTTTTCTGTAAAAATGCTAAGGTGGGATTTGCCAAATTGTAACAAATTAGCTAATTCTTTATAGCGTTGTTTGCCTTGCCCGCCGTTGATTAGGTGTATTTTTGCCCGCTTACGTGTATTGCGTTTATAGCCATCATCGCTAAAATTGATAAATTTAACAACGTCATCGTTGTGATGCGGGCGGTTTGGCTTAAATACGAAAATATGCGTTGGTAGCTTATTTAGAAATAAATCGGGCGGCATTTTTACAGAAGCCACAAGCGTATGTTTTTCTAATATAGCTACATTCGTTTTCTTTGTTTTACCCCAACCTACCTGACTTTGAACCAAGATAGCCACAAGCTCATCTTTGGCGTTGTCTAAAAATTTTAACGCATAATTTATAGCTATGTTTGGCGCAGATAAATAAGGCGGATTGATAAGAAAACAATTATTTGGGAAAAGTGGCTCCAACTCGCGCATTATAGATAAGCAAGAGTATTCAGCTATAGCTTCGTTTAGTGTTACCATTATTCTATTATTTCATCGCTAAAAACCTTGCCAAATTCGCAAGTATAAAAAGTTTCTTTGATGCTATTGCCGTTGGGCGCGAGTGTGGCACATTCAGCCAAGCAGCCGTTTATTGATAAAACCTGCCAAATGGTGCAAGTTTGGAAATCCTGCTGCGAAAGTGCGCCCCAACCGTACAAATTAGAACGAAATTCAACTTGTTGGGTTACGTCCCAAATTACAACCTCATCGCCAACTTTTCCCCTCATTCTTGGGTCATCGCTGGAGTTGGCTCGCAAGATTCGGTAAGCGTTCCAAAAGTCGCCAGCAAAAGAATTTTCTAAAAACCAATTTTTGCAGTACGATTTCCACTCGGCAAATTCGGTGATGGTGCGCGTGAGCCGTCCCGCAAAGTAGATTTCTATAACGTTTTTATCTTCGCGGCGAGTGAAACGAACTTCGGCGCAATACAAGCCGTCCGATATTGAGCCTATACGCAAACTGCGCCTATCTTTACCAAATCGGCTAAAATTAGCCTTTTTAAAGCTATTTTCGGTTACTTGGCAAAAGGCTATATCTGCCCAATAATTAGCGACAACGCCCGTAAAAAACGGTTGATTGCGAGCGGCGCAAAGTAGCCAAAGGTGATAATTATTGCCTCTTATAGAGGGTTTTTCCTGCTCGCGAATTTGCAGCAGCAGTTGGTCGTTTTCGTTGTGCATAGGATTATAATTCGGATTTTTTGGGCGTGAAAAATGATACAAAAAAAGCTATTACTTCGTTAGTAGCTTTGGTTTGCGAGCTATCCCCAAAAGGGCGAAGTTCAGAAAAAGGGAATATCAAATAATTCAATCTTTCCCTTTCTACCGTTGTGAGATAGTTTATTGAGTAGCCACATTTTAGGAACTTGTAATCATCAATAGAAAAAATGAACTGACCGCGCAATCGCTCATCTTCAAAAAACGAAGACCAAACTTTGATTTTATGCAAAACCATAAAATTTATAATTTCTTGGAATTTTTGGACATATTTATCGCAAAACCAAAAGCAAAAGTCGGTTATAAATTTTTGGCTTTCTGCGGTTTCCCAAGTTCTAACAGCGTATTGGTGGGCAGCCACTTTTTCATTTTCGTTATTGTAAAGCGTCCGCAGGGTTGGCAATTTTATCAACTCCATATATTCAGCGCGTAATTCATCGCGGGTTTTATCGGCAAATTTGTTGTTTAATTTGCTTAATTCGGTCCGCGTTGGAATTTGTAAGTCGTACATTGTTTATACAATTTTAAGGTTTAAATAATCAGAAAAAATAACGCGCAATTGTTCGTCCCGTTGCGCTTCGGGCAAATGCTCATATTCGGGCAGCGTGTCCAAAAGTTCTAAATATCGGGTTATGGTTTCTATTTGGTTAAAAACGTTACCATAAAGGGCTACCGATTGCCTTACGAACCGTTTATGATAATCAGCCCAAAAATTAGAATATCCAAAAACAACCTTCACAAGACTATCGGCTAACAGCTTGTTGGGGTGGTTTGGGTCGTCGTCCGTTGAGCTATAGAGTTGATACAGTTTATCAATTTCTTGCTTGGCGTTATACCATTGATTGGCTTTTTCTACTGCCAAATAGCCGTAACTTTGGCGCATCTTAGCAAGTAGATTTTGGGCGGGTTGGCGCGTGGCTTGTAGTAAATCTGTCAAATGATATTCATACCAAGAACTATTTACCATTGCGCTTTGGTAGATATGCGCTGGAGGGTGCGGGTCAAAATTTTTCTTATTCAGCGCAAAGAGCGAAAATCCCCCTATAAAAGCATCTACAGAAAAATAATTTGGCAAGTGCCTTTTTATAGTTTTTATGCTCTCTATATTGCGGCTTTTATGTTTGCTTGATACAATTTGCGCTGTAGCTGGAGTGTGGTCGTTGGGTAGTGTGGGCGAGCCAGCCCCAAACAGCAGGGGCTGGGTTATAATTGGGTTTGGCATAGCTATACAATGATTTCATAGGTTATTTGATAGTGGTCAAAATGCAAATCTTTAGCGAGTTTTTGCATTATAGCGTTTGCGTTATCTTGAAAATCTTTATTGCTAAGGGTGTTATGCAGCAAAAAATGTTTTTCAATAACAAAATTAAACCGCCAAAAACTTTTATATTCTTTTAGTGTGTAATAAGCTGGGATTAAATCTGGGCGAACTATTCTATTTGTTAGTTTGTCCATTTCCGCCGCATTCATAGTTTTTGGCTGCGATAATGCCTTTGGTATGGTATGGTCAAAATCTAAAAAACCATAACGTTCTTTGTGGAAATCAAACAGCGAGTAGAGCATATTAGAAAATTCAGCTAAAAAGCCAGCAGCAGTAATGCCGTCTTTTAGCCTATATTCTGAGCGATAAATCACTAATAAATTGATAACGGGCGATTGTTCGGGAAATTTGCATCTAAATTGATTATCAAAAATATAATGCAATTGATGTAAATTTGGAAAGAAAAAATGTAAATTAGGGTGATAATATGCTGCCCTTTCAATGCAATCAACCAAACAACACTCGGCACTATCTTTTAGCCTGTATTGGGGCGCAACAGGAATTAGAACCTTATTATTCTGCATTAAATAAATCGGGTATTCGTATAAACGCTCCAAGTTATTCAAGTCTTCATAATAATTTCCATCGTGGTAAGAACCGCCGTTTGTCCAAATACAAGGTGCGTAAAACTTTGCTGTTGTTCCCCTGTATAAATTAGAGGCGAATTCAGCCAATTCACTAAAATTTGAAAATTCATCAAAAATGGGCTTCAAAAATTCTTTTTCTTTCCGCTTGAGTTCGTCGTAAGCTGCCAGCGCAAGACCTCTTTGTATAGACCCGCCCTTGTTGGCTTCCTCTTCACTACAGCAGCCAATCGCAGAAAGATAATAGGGGTCGTTTTGTTGTTCCCGCAAATATCCCAAAAATAGCATTTTAGCCGTTTCTACATCAGGGCTGGCTGCTGTCAAAAAAGTTATAATTTGCTGCTCAAATTCTGTTAGTTCGTTCCAATTTTTCGGCATAGCTAATCAATAAATTTATAGGTTAAATTGCGTTCTTTCCATTCGGGGCTGGCGACTAAAATATCAAGCCAACCTTGAGCAGGATTAGTTGCGCCGTTTGAATACTTACGCACATAAAAGCAAGTGTTTTGTAAAACAAGATAATCGGGGTTGGGCATTGGCTCGCGGCCGTGCAAAAGCATAGGCGTAACATCTTCTACGTTCATTAGCCAACCTTTTTGTGTTGGGCATTCCGACAAAATACCCAATACTTTTTCGTGGTCTAAAAGCTTTATTTTTTGCAATATACTTACTTTTTCTGTAGTAAATCGGAAAATAATAGTAGGGTTAATTTCTGATAATTCGCAACATAGCCCTATAATAACCCATAGCGGGCTGCGCTTATTGATAACAAAAGTAAAAATTATTGAACCCTCATACCCAAAAGGGTAAGATAAAAACGCGCTAAAGCCTTCTAATTCAATGCGCATAGCGATAGAATTTGCTTTATATGCTGATATGCTATCGCTATTATTATAGCTTTGAAATGGCGGGTAATATATGTATTTATTTTTTTCGCTATTACCTTGCCAAACGTAACCGCGTGAGCAGCTAAAGTTAGTTAGACTTTTAGAAAGTTCTAAAAAAGACAAAGCATTTGGCAATATAGCTGTGGGCAAGCCAACGTTTGCAAAAAAATCTTGTTGGTGGTTCTCAAATTTGGCTATCAACTCCGTTTCTGCTTTGTTTTGCGGCTCGCTCAAACAATCAACTCCCGCAAGGTAATCCTCGCCGTACTGCTCCCGAAGCAAAGATAAAAGCAACTGCTTTGCAAGCTCTATGTTTGCCTCTTCGCCCGATGCCAAAAGGGTCAAAAAATGCTGCTGCTGTTCGGTGAGTTCGTGCCAAAATTTTGTTGGTTGCATAGCTTATTTTGGGCGGTTTTGGAGGGCTAAAAAATTAGCTGCATATCCCGCAGCGTTGCCGTTTTTCTTTTGGTTGGCTGCATCTGCATAGCGCAAATTTTGGTATTTGGTTAGCTCATCTTCGGTTTCGGCTAAATATCTACCAAATTTATCGCCAGCCACAAAATCAAACACAGTAGCTCGAAATTCAAACGGCAAGCCCATTTCATCATCGCCGCTAATTAGCCAAAAATAAACGCCGTTTTCAAACTTTGGCTTATTTAGGTATAAATGCCGAATATCTCGGATAGCATCGCAAATATGCGAGTTATTAGGCACTTTTGAATAACCTAATGCGATAAGCCGCTCACATAGTTGATTTTCTGTGATTTTTTTATCTTCTCCAATAGCTGGAGCAAAGTCATTAAACCCGCGCATCGCCTTAATAATTTGGCGCATCAATAGGGCAAGATTAAATTTTTTAGACATAAACAGATTTTTTTTGGTGTGAATAAATGTTTTACGGTTGGTTGTGGGAAAAGTTGCAAAGATTATTCTAATCGCAAAGAATTTTCGTTTAGCTCTTTGGGGTGCGTTTTTTCTAACATTTGTACGGGAAAGCTAAGTTTTTGGTTGATAAAATGCGTGAGCTTGTTGGTTATTGCTTGGGTGCTTTGCTCAAAAATATCTTCAAACATAAACCCGAAGTAATTATAAGCGAGGGCTTCGGTATAGTTCATTTTTACCAAGAATAGTTTTTGCGTGGCTTCGGGTTGCTCTACCGAGCAAATCTCGCCTTGTGGGTTTCTTAGCAGTTTTTGGCTACTTATCCGCACCGTTTTATTTTTATCTTCCAACGCCTCAAGGCGCGATAAAAAGCGGCGCAAAGCCGATTTTAACGCCACAACAAGAAACTGTTTGTTGAACAAAGCGGGCAAATTTACATCTAATTCATCGGGCAAATTAAAGCCCTCCAAATTGTGAGAGGTTGGCATTTCGCGCTCTATGGTGTCTATCATATTGGCGAATTGAGCAGCGAAAAGCTGCATATTGCTGTAGCTCAACTTGAGGTGAATAGTGGCTGTAGCTGGGTGAAGATTAAATTGCATCGGGTTGGTTTATGTGGTGGTTAGCTAAAAATTCCAACAGGGCAATAAATGCTTTTATTGGGTATTCGTTGTTTTTTTGTTTTTCGCAAAGGGCTAAAAAATCGTTTTTGGCGGCTTTTTTTACCAAATCGGAGGCAACACCCGAAAAATTAGAAATCGTTAAAACGCGGGCTAATTTTGTGGCGTTTAGCCCCAAATCCCCCTTGTCGGTCGTTTCAAAATTTATATTATTTTCTTTGACCAATTTTTCCAAGTCTTGTAAGCTGGTTAAAATTTGCTTTTCGGGTTCGGCTGCTTTTTTGGTTTGGCTAAAATGCTCTTCGGCAATTTTTTTGTAATCGGTTTTCGGGGCTGTAGTGGGCGATTCGTTGCTGGGTTTGTTTTTGGGGCTATTGTTGGTCTGCGCTGCGGTGGGCTGCCAAGGGGTTTGACGTAAATATGTTTTTAGGTCGTTATTGCCAACAAAGCCTATTTGCGGAGTTTTCCAAGTGCGGCTCCCTAATTTGCAGCGTTTAATCTCTTTGATTACGCCTACTTGCGTATATTTTACGGATAGTTCATTAACCAACTCCAGCTGAATTGTAGCCCATTCTTCGCTTATTATTTCCTTATCCCATTCGGCAGCAGCTTGTAAATACTCCCAAACAGTTTTTTTAATCTGGTCGGTTACGCAACCCAAAAAAGCGAACCCACGCGCAACCTGCAAAAACTTTTCTTTTTTTGCCGCAACTTTTTTTCTTTTTTCTTCGCTCGCATCTATGGGCGATTTTTCCGCCTCGCTTTCTGAATTTTCAGAAAAAAAATTGGTGTGTGTGTTTTTCGCGCCCGCGCTTTTCTCACACACTAGTTCTTCTTTAGTTAATTCTTTTTCATTAGTTATATTAGTATCTAATAAGTGCGCATTTTTTGCGCAATCGGTTGCGCAATTTTTGCGCGATGGACTGCGCATTTTTTGCGCAATCGGTTGCGCAATTTTTGCGCAATCTAAAGCCAAAAAATTAGCTACTTCTTTGCACATTTTTACGGTCAAAAAAATGTATCTCTTCCCGTCCTTGTCGCGCTGGTCGGTAACAATCCAACCCATTGTTTTGAGTTCAGCTAGGTAGTGTTCTTGGGTTCTTTTTTTTATATAAATATCGGCCGCAACTTTTTTTGCGCAAGCATAAAAAAAACCGTCTGAAGTAAGTTGCCCGTTTTGGGCAAAATACCGTCTTTGCCCTACCAAATAGCTCACAAAAGCTGCTTTGTCCCAACTATCGAGATAAGCTGCCAATTTTTTATTTATAGAAACATAATCGTTTGAATTGAGCGCGTCCAGCGCAACGTAAGGGTTGATAGCCATAGCTGTACGAATTTGATAAAAATAAAAAACCCCGCGAGTGGTGAGAGCACAGCGGGGTATAAAAACAAAATCGGGTAATTACTCCAATCTTGCTATATTTTCAATCTTTTGGTTTCGCGCTCTCACCTGCAAAACAAAAAGTTATATTTTCATAAAAAAGCCGCTGTAAAACCAACGGCTCGTTTCGTGCGCTGCTATGCTCTTTTTTGTCAGCGAACAAATTACGCTGGCGCAAAGTCAGTAGCCCCACAAACAGGTAAGAAAACCTCGTGAATTTATAGTGAGGAAAGAAATCCGCTCAACACGCTTTTTTGAAACGTGGGCTTAATTCTTTTTTTGTTTGCTAGCAAAAGTCTGTAGTTGGTGGCAAAGCCCCAAAGAGAATTATAAGAACAAACCGCCGACAGACCCCGCGCACAACTTAATGAACCGCTATAATCTGGGCTTAATGCTAACAAGAATTGTAAGTGGGGGCAAAGCCCCCGTTCTGGTTGTTTGTGGTTATGGCAGGGTTTGAACCTACGACCTCGCCCTTATGAGGGGCTTGCTCTGACCTACTGAGCTACAAAACCATTTTCAAAAAATCCACATTCATACAGGGTTAAAATGTGGCGCGGGTTACACCCCAACAAAACTGCAGCCTTAACCCCTGTTTGCGCAAGGCTTCTTTCAAACGCGGTAAAATGCGCCCCGCGTTGCAGTCTTCGTAGAACATAAGGCGCAAATAGGATAAATTGGTTGGCCTTAGAAATTGCGATTTTAGTTGCTGATGTGTTTTATACAAAACACTTTATCCTATTTGCTTTGCCTCTCTCGCGGAAAATGCAGGATTCGAACCTACGATACCTTTACAGATATTACAGTTTAGCAAACTGCTGACTTACCACTCGCCCAATTTTCCATTTTTATCAACTTACTATTTTTTTGCATCGGCATACTTGGTAAGTTTGACGAAGCAAAGGTAAAACGTTTTTTTTAAACCGCAAAATTTTATTTGCGAAATATGCGAAAAAAGGCAAAAAAATGTTTATTGTTGCAACAAAGTTGCATTTATAACAGGTTTTTTAATAAAAAAAGCGCGTTTCACAACGCGCCTTTTTTACGATTAAAAATTTATTAACAAAAATTTCCAACATCACTTAACCAAAAAAAAATCTTGAGAGCTGCTAAAGGGATTTGAACCCCCGTAGTTGGGTTTGCAGTCCAACGCCTCACCACTCGGACACAGCAGCAAAAGAAAAAAGCGGCGACAATTTGGCAACTGCCCCCGCAAGCGAAAATTACTTTTATCACATTATTTTTTTATAACATAGCGCAAATATACGGCAAGTTTTTGAAAAGGTTGCAATTTGCCCCAAAAATTAGAATAAACTTTGTTGGGTTGGCGTTGGGTTTAGTTCTTCCAACAGGTTATCAAATTCTTTTTCTTGTTGCCGCGATTGATATATCACGTGGGCTGTATGGTTCCCAATTCGCATTTCTTTGAACGCTAATTCTTGGAACTCTAACAAGTGGGTAACGCCCAGCTTGAATAATAAATGTTTGCTTGTAGTCGTTCCGTCTGAAACTTCCGAATACTCTTCGCTTTGTATAAAGTTGTTAAACGCCTCCTTAAACTCTCGTTCTTTGGTTTTTGAGGCGTGCAATAGTTCGGGGGCTTGCGATTTTTTATTTTTTTGCTTGACTGCGGCGAAGTAATTTTTTTGGGCTTCTCGCATTTCCGTTGCCAACTTTATGATTTTTGGGAAAGCTAACATAATTTTATCATTTTTTGGTTAAATAAGCATCTATACGCTGCCCTCGTAAATTGGTTGCGGCTGATTCGGATTTTTACAACAATATCGCGCAAAAATAAAATAAAATGCCCAGATTTCGCAAAAATAGGCGTTTTTTTGCAAGATTTTTGCACTTTTTTAGGCTAAGCCCTTGCACGTTCAAAATAAAGTTTATACCTTTGTACTAACAAATGCAAAAGATAACACGCAAAAAGAAAAAAAAGTACTAAAAAAGTATATTTTTTTGCGCAATTTGCAACCTTTTGTATTTGTTACCGTATAATATACTCGTATTTAAACAACAATTTTTTTAAACAAATTTCTTTTTTAACAATGGCTAAAGATAGCAAAAAGGTAGCAGGTGTTACCAACAACGAAAACGAGCCTACAGAGGCAGTTATTATCAACAACGCGCTAAGCGAAAATAGCGCAGAACAACAAACGGCAGACGGGCAAAACGAAGCCCCAAAAGAGCGCAAACCGCGCACCACAGCCTTAGAAAAAGCGCAGGCAATTATATTAGCAGAAAAGCAGCGAGAGATTGAAAAAGCGGCAGAAGTTGAACGTTGCAAGCCAATCATTACCGAATACCAACAAACCCTAAAAAGTGGGCTTTGCAAGTTGGTTAAAAATGACGGCTCAGTAACGCCCGCCACCCTTTCGGATTTGGAACTACCAGCCGCGCAAATTCTAAAAATTGCCCAACTACAAGACGAACCCCAAAACGCTGTAAAAGTAGTTTATTGGGACTTTGTGAAAAAGGGGATTAGAATTGCAACCGTTGCCGATGTTGAACGCTTGGATTTGGTTAATGATAACCAAACAATTGTAGCAGCAGACGAAGCAATAGCCAACGCAAAAGCTGCTAAAAATGACTTGTTCAACCCAGAACATTACAACAAATAATTTTCGCAAACTTTGCAGTCCTGCTCACGTGGGGCTGCTTTAAAAAAAATCTTGTATGTTTAACGGTAATTTTTTAAAAGAATTAGAGGATACTTGGGTTGCTATACCAAGTTTTCTAAAATTTGACCTTCAGCGGCTCCAAAAAACCAACTCCGACCAACGCCTTTATTTTTTGAATAACGACCCAGAGGAACGCCTTTTTTTGAATTGTACGGGCTTTTGTGATGCAGTTTTACCCTCATCTTCTCATCTAATTGATTGGCGCGTAGAACAAGCCGACACGCTAAGCCGAGAAATTGCCGATGTTAGATTTCGTTTAGCTACTGAATACGGTTCAATTTTCCATATTTGCGTGGCTTATATTGTGCGTAAAATAGGCGAAAATCCCGAAAATTGGAAAGTGTCCAATATCTCAAATCTTTGCGAAGATATAGCCACTCAATACTTGGCGCAAAATTGCCCCGCAATACCTATCAAATCATTTATGGATAATTACTCGCACACTTTGCATAAAGATGTTACTTGCTTTTGTCAGTTTGCTATTGATTACAAACTTCGCGTTATTGCCTCTGAATTTCGCGTGGTTGATTATGATAACTTTATAGCTGGGACATTAGACCTTGCCGCGCAAATCACCGTAAAAGGGCAAACCATTACTTATATTATAGATTTCAAAAGTGGCAAAAAAGGCTTTTATGATAAGCACGCCTTGCAATTAGCTTTTTTGATGCACGCGTGGAATAAAATGGCTAAATTGTACGGTGGTATGCCAACAATTGAAAGGATAGCAAACTTTGCCCCGAAAAACTACCAAAAAGCCGACAAGCCGACCTATAGCTTTGAAGACCAAACCGATAGTTTAGAAGTAAAATGTTTGCCTCTTTATTTTGAGTTGGCCAAGACAAAAGGGATAGTAAAATCCAAGACCCCTAAGGGTATTTTTTGGAAAGACGGCAAGCCCTATTTTGAAAAACTGCTAGATGAATTTACATTTAGCGCAAATAGTGAAAATGATTTATTCACCCCTTAAATAATCTAAAAATGCGAATGCCTAAGCACCTCCAAGACCAAATAGAAACTAGCAACACTCGGTATTTAGCTGACGGCAACATTTACGTTGGCAAGTTGTCTTCGGGGACTATTTTAACGGCGGCCAATGGAAAGACTTACCCCAGCGCATTGGGGTATTTTGTCGCCAAGCCCGACGAATCTAGCAAAATGTTATTTGCTAATAATGCAATGGAACGTTACCAAATGAAATGTTATCGGTTGGCTAACTACCAAGATAACCGTTACGACGAACTAAGCGACAACGAAAAATTAGAAGCCCGAAAATCATTTTATTTTAACATAAAAAATTTGGAACGGGATATTTTTTGCGGGGCTGAATTGCGAGATACCGCAAGCGGTAAAATGATTTGTTGTGAAGTTGTTGGTAAAAATAGCCAAATTGGAGACTATTACAAGCTGATGACAAAATACAAGTACGATTCGCGCGGCTACAGGGAGAACGGCGAAAATGCCAGCATACAAGAACAAAAAGTGGCTTTTTCTTGGGTAGAGGAACAATTTAAAGATAGCCCCGACCCTCACCTTGCCTTTCAAACCGCAGTAGCTAAGGCTAACGGGCAAGAGGCGTTCAAATATCGGTTAAAAATAAATTGCTTCCCTGCTTTTCTTCGCAATGCTTATATGATATTTGAGAGTGGCGGCACAAAAAGCACGATTAAAAATGTGTTTAATGTGTGTAAAAACTTGGAAAATCATATATCTTTAATAACCAGCTTTGGTAATGAATTTGATATTAGTACTGTAGTTTTTTGCTTAAATGTTAGTATAGAAAAAGGCGATAAATACGGGGAAAATAAAAAATACCCTGTTACTAATCTTAGCTTTATTGATACGGCTTTAAGTAGCTACAAATATGGCGGTTCAAATAGTTTTTTGCAACTTGAATAAATTACTAACCCCAACGACTCCAGCCTCACAAAGGCTGGAGTTTTACACTCCATCAAAAAAATGATTATAAAGTATATTCGCCCCGATTATTGGGCGACTTTTGACCCTCACAATTTTGCAGCTTATATTGTAGGGGGGCGCATTTTTCAAAAATAGATATTTGCCAATTTTCACTGAAGGTTGCTTTGCTGTATTAGAGCAACACGCTCAATCCGACCGTTTGGGCGAACTCGCCCGAAGTATTTGGCAGAAAATAGATGATGAAGACGAACAAATGGCTTGCTATGCGCTACAAGATACCGCTATTTGTTACGCGTTTTGGTCTTGGCTATACTACCGAGCAAGCAATACCGATAGCCACCCTTTCGGGGCTTATCACTTGAAAATCTATTGGCAAAATTCGCTTGGGTATCCCGATAGCACAGGGTTTCGCTCTTTCCACAATGCAGCCCGCCAAATTATCGCCCTAAAATCCCACCTACAGCGCGACGAGCCAACAAAGGCGCATTTTATACAGTTGTTTTCTACCTATCTAAATATGTACGAATTTAACCAAACCTATAAACAAATGGTAAATGCTGAATACAATAGGTTATTCCCCTATCAAAAGAAAGAATTTGCCCAAGAAATAAACCGAGCTATAGACATCTTGGAAGAATTTGCCCAATTGGATATATCGCAGCACGCGCGACAAGAAAGCCCCAAAACGCCCACCAGAGCAACAGAGGGCGCACAAGGCCAAACACCTGTTTTTTACTAAATAATCACAACCAATCATTAACCACTTATTTCTAAAATGGAAACCACTAACCAGCCAACTATCCCAAAATTTCGGCGCAACAGCAGCAGCCCAGCCAAAAAGGTTATTTCTATTGATGATTTATTGGCTATAGTAGCCGAATCCAACCAATACGAAAGGAACACTAATTTGGGCGAAGGTTTTAAAAAATTCGCCGAACATATACAAGCCCGCATCATAGCCCGTAACGCCAGCAAAGATAAACCTAGTATAAAAATAGATAAGCAAGAATTTGATAAAATTTATTCTTCGTACCATTGCGCCGCTACCACAGCGAATAAAAAACGGGCTTTGCGTGAAAGGTTGATGCAGGTAGGAATTATTGCCCACGCAAGAACCCAAACAGAATTTAGGGATATTCGTAAGGATATGCTTATTCAAGCACAAAGTGTATATTTATTGCTTTATTCCAATGCAGCGCAGAGAGATAAAGTTCACGAATTTATACGAACCTTTGCGGGGTTAGAAATCCCCAACCCCTAAAGCAAAAAAGCGGCCGCATAAAAACGGCTGCTTTTCGCTTTTTATGGAGATTTTATTGCAAAAAGCGGTTTTTTGTTGCAAAAATGTGTTTTTATTTGCAACTGTGTTGCAAGAATTAACATTTTTTACCGCGACCCCTTGCACGTTCAAAATAAAGTTTATACCTTTGTTGTAACAAATGCAAAAGATAACACACAAAAAGAAAAAAAGTACTAAAAAAGTACATTTTTTTTTGCGTAATTTGCAACCTTTTGTATTTGTTACCGTATAATATTACATATTTATAACAATTTAATTTAGTGTTTTTTATGAAAAAATTAGAAATTGCAATCAATGATTTGCAGGCACTTGCAAAAAGCCGCCACAAAGAAACTAAGCGTATAGCAAACATATTGCTTACTGCTTGCGGCTCGTTGAAAAAAGCAACAAAAGGGTTGCTTGCTAAAATTGAACTTTTGAAAGTGCGCGATGCAGCCCGCAAAGAAATTGCCAAAACGCAAAGCGAAAAACGCCAAATAAAAGCAGCCGCAACAACAGCCGCTTTTATGAACGATTTGCAAGTTAGTTGTGGCAACCAAGCCCCTACAGCAGATGAAGCCCGCGAGATGCTAAAAAAATCTGTTTGCATTATTACCTATAAATTGGTAGCGGATAGCAAAAGCACAGGCGAAAAAGCAGGCACAGTAACAAGCCGTTTTGCAAGTCGTATGCCTGAAGTTTGGCACGAATACGGGCAAAATCCAACGGGCGCAAAAAGGTTAAACGGTACGATTATTTATAAAGACAGTAGCCTTGAGACACGAAGCTGTAGCGAAAAAAACCTTATTTGGGTTTATCCTTTGCCAGATGAAATTGTGCAAATTTTCAAAAAAGCACCATATCTAAAGCAGATTAAATACTGCAAATTGTTTGTAAAAACAGCCACAGCACAAAGAGCCAAACAAACAGCTTTTCACAACGGGCAAATAAAAATGATAGCCTAATGTTTGCTAAAGAACTTTTCTACCGACACCGCGAAACTGCCCCGCTCACAACGGGGCAAAATTTGCACCTGTTTAAGCCAACTTTGCGCGTTGATATACCAGCCCCCACGCCGAAAATGTACGACACGCAAGAACCAGCAGCCAAACTAGCAAAACAGAAGCGCAAACGGTTGTTTGTAGTGTATGAAAACATAGACGGCAACGAAACGGGCATTTTTACCCACGCCAAGTTGGACGAGTGCCAACGGTTTGTAAATGAATATCTACAAGCCAACCCCAACGCGAAACTACAAGTTTCCACCTCACCCGAATTAACTCACCCGATAAAATAAAAAAAATGGGGAAAAATAAAATATATCTCGCCTACCACAGGCAAGACCTCCAAGAGCCGCAAAAATTTGAAACTTGGGAAGAATGCGAAACTTTCTATAAAGGAAAATCGGGTATGACCTCCAAGTCGTTCAGTTGCACTATAGCAGGTAGCCAAGAACGCGACTATTGGTATGATATGCTTTTTAGAAACTACCAAATTGAACTTGCTAAAAAGCAAGCCCAGCCCCCAGCGGCAACCCCAACCGAACCCGAACTAACTAAAAAAAATTATTATGTTGTGGCAAAGGTAGAATGTAGCATCAATGAAGACACCGTAACGGTGAGCGGCAAAGAGCTAACCAATGGCGATATTTTTGCCCAAATACGCGCAAATTTACCCAACCATATACCCAGCACGCAAGGCGACCCGATAAGCCTAAAATTTGAAAATTTTGGCATCTACGAAACCTTAAGCGATTATTGCGATTAACTCACCCAACGCGGGGCTAACCACCCCGCAAATTTTATTCAAAAAAATGTTAAATCTGTCTTTTGGGCAATTTCCATCTGTAAAGCCAAACGTTCAAAATTTCCAAGTGTTCAACCAAGAAAGCCAAGCTGTAGCAATACTTGGTATTCACTTTGATAGCAAAGAATTTAACGGTGGCAATGCTGCCAAATTCACCTTGCCCAGCAAACAGGCGCAGTTGGTTTATCAATTTGTTTCAGACAAAGAAGGGATTGTTTTTGATAAACTGCTTTCCGAAAACCTGCAAAAAATTGCTAATTTTTACAGTATGCTCAAGGGTGGCGGGGTTATCAGCTACCCACCTTTGAAAATACAGCCCCAAAAAAGGCAATATAAACTCTTTATTGGTGAAAACCTTGTAGGCTATTTGGCTATTGATTTTACCAAAAAGCAATTTGAATTTTTTACAGGCGGGAAAAATTTATACCTTGAGCCGTCCTTTTTGTTTGCCGATGAAACGCTAATTTTTAGCATTGCCGAACTGAATACATATAAAGCCCGCTTTGAGCAGCTTTTTATTGAAAAATTTGCGCCCTTTGCCGATTTTTTGCAGCAGTATTCAGTAGCCGAATAAACCAATTTTTAACCCGCGCGCGGCGGCATATCCGCGCTTTTTTAATATGAAAAAAATAGTAATTAAGGGCGAAAAAACTATGATAGCCCCTATTTCCGTTATCGTAAAGCACGGACTTTTGACTACCAACAGTGGCGAAAATTCAGCAATAGAGTATATTTATTTTGCAGAAGCTACGGGATTATACTATTATGCTAATAAGTGGTGCGAAGTAAAGCAAGACGGGTATACCTATAGAAGTGATGCGCCGATAAATTTTCTATCTGGGCAAAGCGTTGGAACTCCAAACGAAAACCAAACAATACAGCTTTTGGGTGCAGAAACAGAAAAAATCGGCTATTTTGTTGATATAGAATAAACCAATTTTTAACCCACGCGGGGCGCAAGTCCCGCTTAAATTCAAATCTTAAAAATGCTAACAAACAGAGAAGCCGCCTTATTGAGCGATTATTTTAAAAATGCTAAAAAACCGCCAAATTTTAGCCAAACTTTTGAGATGCTACACGAGTTGGAAAACGGCACAGAAATTTTTATCAACTTTACCGCCACTTTTTACGCTACATTTGATACAGCGACGGGCTGCTATAGCACCACCGAGTATTATGTTGATAATATAACGTTACACGATGAATTGGCAATTAGTGGAATTTATGACGAATGCGAAATTTACGCACACGCAAACATAAATATACCACCAACTATTCAATAACCCACGCGGGGCGCAAGTCCCGCTTATTTTATTTGCTTATTATGCCAATTTTTGAAATTGATTTTGCGGTATGCGCAATTTATAAAGCTACTATAGAAGCCGAAAACGAACAAGAAGCGCAGCAAATAGCCGTTAATTTGACCATAACCAACGGCGAAATTAACGAAGCTGAAAACCCAGCCGTAAAGGATTTTTATTTTAACGATGAAAAAACGGTTACTTCGGCTGACCAACACACATCTTTATTTTAACCCGCAAAATTTTCTTTTATGAAAAAAGAATTAGAAATAACCGATGACAATGTAAGGGGAACGATGATAGGCATACGCTCAATAAGCAATAATGATGATAGCGTTAATCAATGGAATATCGCGACTATCTCTTTAACTTTGCCAAAACAAGTAAAAGGCGATAAATGGATAAGCAAAATTCAAATCCTTTGCACCTTAGAACAGTATCATAATGTCTTGTGTCCTGTTTTTCAATCTACCACTGTAGCCACTTTTGAACTGTGGGTTTCGCCCCTTATAAAATACCCTGTGCTAAGTACTGTTTCCAATGTGGTATTTTCTCTTTCGCCAACTCCTTAGCTTTTAAACTATGTTTAACCAATACCCAGCCTACCTCTATATTTTACGCACCACCAACAAAAAAGGGCGTACCATTTGGAAGATAGGCATCACCACCAGAAGCCCCGCCGAAAGGTTGGCAGAAATTACCGCAGACGGGCGCAGGCACAACGACCCCACGCAACACGCGCAAATCTATTGCGTGTTTTGGCTAACCGATGCAGCGAAAGTAGAACGCCGTTTGCATCAACACTATAACAGACTCCAGCATAAAGGGCTAAAAGGTAGCGGAAAAACGGAATGGTTTGAGGTTAGCTATCCCCTTTATGCTGTGGTTATGTTGTGGCGTTGGTGGCTGTTGGATTGGTTGATGCGCGGCGTGTTAGCTGTGGCGGTCGTTGGGATTATTTATTTGCTTTTATCTAATTTGTAACCTTATGCACCACGAACTCGCCGAACCTTACCAAATTATCCAAACTGCAACCAAGTTGCAAAAAGATTTTCCCGACGACCGCTCGCTGCTGCTCACCATAAAGCAGTATTTTAGCATAAGACGGCAACTATTAAAAAAACTTGGGCTTATAAGATACGCCCGCAAAATTGTAAAAATGGCAAAAAACAACAACCCGATTAAGCTAATAGCTATTCAGCAGCAGCCCAACGAGAAAAAGCCGCACGTGGCAAAATTTGATATTTATCAAATTATTAACACAGAAAGCGAGCTTGCCAAGCACCAGCCCAAAGAGGCGGTAAATTTCCAATCTATTCGCGAATTTTACCAAGATTTACAGTTTCTTGGTATTATTGTAGCTGATATTTCTACTTTTTGTTTTGAACGGAAAGCAGATAAATATACTTGGGCTTATACCGCAGACGTTGGTGTTTTTGATGTCAATGGGCGACTTTTTAAACTCCAATTTTGGCAATATAAAGACGGGTTTTTATCCTATCAACCCTTGAGCATCACCCGACACAAAGTATTCGTTCCTGATTATATTCAAACAATATATAATGAAGCGTTAGCTCAAGATATTGTTAGCTATGCCATGGCTCAAAATTTGAGCGATAACACGCGCGAGTTAATACGAACCTATTATGTAAAATATGCGCCGAATATGGATAACTCAACTATTGCCGAATTGTACGAAAATTCAACAACTCAAACAGTTTTAGAGTTTTTATCCAACCCTTGCGAGCATCCCTTTAATTACGTTCAAAAAATCAACCAACAATGAAAAAAAACATAGCCCCGCAGCAATTGGGCTGCATCGTTTCAATTTTTGCCCTTGTGGCTGTTCTTACGCTTTCTTTTGTATATTATAACGCCCAAAGCAAAAAGGCGCAATATGAGCAAAAAAAGCAACAGGAACGCACCTACCAAACCATAAGCCCCAACGGGGGAGTTTTGGAATAAATAACCGTTAAAATTTTATCAAATGAAGTTTTTTGTTTGGGTAGTTGAAATAGCAATGGGAGTTTTGCTATCTCTTTCTTTTGCCTTTATTCTTGGCGAAATGTTTTTTTACTTTGTGTCTAATGATTTTCAAGAAAAAAACCACGTTTATATCAGTGTAGGGCTTGGTATTTGCGGGGCTGGTTTAACAATGCTGCTTTATAAATACGCAGAACCCAATCCCCCGACCGACTCCAGCGACGTTTTAGACGACGAAGCCCCAACCGATAACAACTAATTTTCTAATCTTAAAATTTTATCAAATGCCCATAGATTTTCAAAAGTATAATTTCCCTATTTATTATATTGATTATGCCGAAAAACACGCCTTTGCAAACTTTACAATTAGGTATAAAAACAAGCCTTTTTGTATGGGATTATATAGGATTTTTTGCTACTATTCGCCCAAATGCCCCCGTTGGTTTCAAAAAGCTAAAAGGTGTAAACGAATTATTGAACCATCAAGAAAGTTAAAATTTAACAATCGGGTTAAAAAATACTTAGTTGATTATTACAAATGGTTTAATCATTCAAAATCTTTTTACTTTCAACCATCAACTTCTAACCCTTAAACTTTCAAAAAATGATAATTACAATCTTTATTTTGTCTATTTGCGCAACCCTATTCTTTGCCTATTATGGCATAAAATACGAAAGAGACGCTTTATTTATTGCGACTTCTTTTTTCATTTTGGCTGCACTAATTGCTGGCGTTGATGTGGATAGTTCTAACGAAAACAAAGAGTTGAGGCGTAAAAACACCGCACTCACTCTACAATTGGACAGCTTGCGCACCAAAAAAACACCTTGCCCAGATACGCATTACATATTTTTACCCCCGATACGGTAATTATGTATAAAATCCCCGCTTTTCTTTGTATATCCCCGCGCTTATGTATAGAAAAGTGGGTTTTGCTTTACATATTGATATTTTTTGCAACCTTATCCCAACTTCCCACGTATAACAACAAGCTCACTAAAAAGGGCTTGTTTTTACCATTTTATAACCTTTAAAACGATGTGTTTATGTCTAAAAATAAAGACGGTGTTTATCGCTCACAACACAACGAAAAGCTACAGCACACAGCCGAATACTATTGCGCTATGTGCGAGTTGGCAGACTTTCCAAAATCTGAGCTAATAAGCCTTTTGTTTAAAACGCTCAAAATTAGCGCGGTTGAAGAAAAGGTAAAAGTTATCAACCCCAACCGCTTCAAAGATAGCAAGCGTATAAATGCGCACGAATTACGCTTGTATAATCTGTTTTTATCCTACTGTTTGTTGGACTTGGTGCAAGATATTGACGCGAACGGCGAAATTTCCGAATACAGCCAAATAACCGATTATTGTACGGCTATTATAGCCGCCGAAAGCGGGAACGAATTTGGGCAATTGCCCGCGCTTGATGCCTTTGCCGCTTTTATCGCTATTGAAATTTTCCCAATATACGATGCGAAAATCCACAATAAGATAAAAGGCGCGGCAAAATTTGGGACGGGTTGGGGAGAAGTAGAAAGAGTTGCCCTCAAACACCCGCTATTTTATTGCCCTACATTGGTAAATAGTAATAGCGAACCTTTTGTATTGCAGCCAAAAAATTACTCAAAATATAAAAGATAAACAAAATTTCTTAATCCAAAAATTACAAACCAAATGTTAGATTTTTTTAAGTCCAAAACCAAAAAAGGCACAAAGCCTACATTAAGAGTTGCGCCAACGCCCACTATCACCGTAGCCAACCCACACGCCGAACAAAGCAACGAAGTTATACAAACGGTTATTAAAACTTGCTTATGGTTATCCACCTCTAGCGGTACTTTTTGTTTAGGGGCTATTATCCTAAACTTACTCTCCGAGTGGATACCGCTTTACTTTTTAGACGAAACTAACTTTTTCGCCTATTATGGATATAACGCCTTTTGCTATGCGGTAGGGCTAAAAATTTGCCACGTGATTGATTTTTACGGTATTGATATTTTTACCAAATTTGCAGCTTTTGAGGTTGCCCTTATGGTGAGTGGTAGTTCCAAATTCAACGCGTGGCGACAAATAGCTATGTTTTTTTGGTCTATAGTAGCTGCTGCTTTTATCGCTGCATCTTTGGCCTTGTCTTGGTATGGCAGTGAAATTGTAACCGCTATTACAGGGAAACAGAATAGCCAAGTTATCAAAATGATAGATGAGGCTACTAAAGGAGTTGATGAAAAACAATACAGTTTAGAGAAAAAAGCGGTTGATGATATTGTTGCCCGCAAAGATGCAGCCCTCGCGCAAGTTGGTAACAAAGAAATGCGAGATTTGGCAAAAAGTGGTAACAGTTGGGCAATATCCGAATTAGCAGCCGAAAAAATGCGCACTTCTGCCAAATTTGACAAAGAGTTGGCAAAGGCAAACGAAGCATTAGCAGCAGCAGTAAAGTTGGCTAACGAAAAGGATGGTAAAGCCAAAGACCTAAAATTATCAGTAGCCAAAGATGAAATACAAGCTACCAAAACTAAAGCTCGCGCGTTTGGGTTGGTGGGTGTTATATTTGGAGTTGCCCCGCTTATTGTGGCTGTTATCCTATTGATAATAGCGGAAATGGAAAATGTAGTGAATGAGGTTATAGCACAAAAGCAGCGCGCGAAAGAGGGCGCAGGCGCGGGAAAGTAGAAACGGGGCAATTGCGCCCCGAAAATCTAACCTACAGCAGCCCCTCGCCCCTACCGAATAGAGGCAGGGTAAAGGCTCGCAAAGTCCAACAATCCAACAAACATTTATCCAACAATCCAACAAAAAAGCTTAAAATGAGCCAATCAATCCAACAAAAGGCGGCAAACGTCCAGCAATTGAGCGATTATGAACCGTATTTATACGAAAATAGCCAACAATTCGCCCAAAATATCCAACAAAACCACGCGAAAAACCACCAAAAAGACGAATTTAACCCGTTGTTTGCCGAATTTTCCCAACCACAGCAGCCAAATATCCAACAAAATACAACACGCCCAATTGGTGCGGATTTGTTGGACGGTAACGAACCGATAACACAAGCCCCTACTCAAGTGGGGGATATTACCCAACCCTTATCGCAAGTTGAACAGTTGATAGCCGAATTGCAGCACGTCCAAAACCAATTAGCCAACGCTAAGGCTGTTTTGGGTAATAAATCAACGGGGCTTATCGGAACTCGCAACAACCTACAAACTCAAAAAAACAGGGCTGCCAAAACACTAAACCAAGCGCAGGGTATAGAAGCTCAAACAAAAGCCCAAAAAACGCTTAGCAGATACGAAAGCCAGCTAAACGATGTCTTACCTAAGATAGCAGCGCAAAACGCAACTATCAAAGATTTGGAGGGCAAAGAAAGGCAGCTACAGTATAAGCTACAAGCTATTGAAACGCCATTTGAAATAAAGGAGGTGTATAATGGGTAAGGTTGCGTTTATAGTTGTGGTAGTTGTGGTTGGCTGTTTTGATGCAGCAATCGGGGGTTTTTTCGGCGTGGTTGGGCTTATTTACTTTCTAATGTTCTATAAGCCTATTGTTACACTACCTATTGACCAATCCCAGAGCAAAGACGTTCGGGACAAGGTAAGGGAAAATTAGCCAAATTGATGTTAGATTTTATACCTTTGTTTTTTGCCTTTTTAGCTGCCGCGCTTGTGATTTTCCCACCGCTTACTGTTTTGTATATGCGGCGGTTTCCACCCAAACCAAAAGCAAAAAAGCGTTTGGATAAGCGCGGCAAAAAGGCAAAGATTATTCACAAAAAATCAAATTTTAGAACCCCAAAACCAAAAAAAGAATGGAGTTATTGAATAAATTTTTAGCGTTTTTTACCCCCGAATTGTTGGCTGTTATGGGCTGGAGTGCGGCCGTTGTCTTTGTGGTGTGTGCTGCTTATTTTAAGCTATTTTTGAAGCCCAAAATAGATGCAGCGCGTAACCAACAAGCCCCAATTATTCCGAATAAACAAACGTACAGAAAACCACGTTTTTAGCCTATGGAACTATCCCGCAAACGCCGCGAAGAAACGGGCGCGTTTTACACGCCTAAGGTTTGGGCTGATTTGGCGGTGCAATATATTGCCCGCGTTGTTGGGGCGGAAAATATGAAAGATTATTTTTTTTGGGATATGGCTTGCGGGGAGGGTGCTTTGTTAGATGCGTTAGTGGATTTTGGCGTACCGCCCGAAAATATCTACGGAACTACTCTTGAGCGCGGCGATTGGGAGATTTTGCGATGGAGCAA